TAAATTACACATCAACGGGGAGGGAATGACCTTCCCCACTAAATAAAGTCCTAAACTGGAGATTCTGAAAATGTATACTACTAACAACGGTCGCACCTTAAATGTCACCTTGCGTCACTATGTAGACGGTGTGATGTGCTTTGAAGATTTACGGGCTGAGCAACACATCTTAAATTGGCAAGTTGCAGGACTCCAAAAAACTGCTACAGGATACGGGAAAAAGATTCCAACCAGTTGGAAAGTATACTACGAAGGACGTTTGCGCAGAATTTATCAGGATGTGCAAAGCAATAGTGCATCTAGTTACATCATAGTAAAAGGTAAAAAGCTGCATTTAGTATAAAGTACTTTACAAGGGGCTTATAGTTCGATAAAGTAAGCCCCAGATAAAGAACTTTACCACTCAATCCTAAATTGGAGATTCTAAAATGGCTATTAATAACCGTGAATTATCAACCTTAAAAGCACGTTTGACCGTTAATCGAATCAACATTATGACATCATCAGCGCCTGATGAGACATTGCACAACATTATCGGAAAGATTCAAAGCGTTATTTTAGACGTTGAAAACGTAAAAAATTCATTGGCTGACGTTGCAGCAGGTATCACACTAGACGGTGCGCAATATGAAATGTCCGACATGTTAGGCAAATCTAAGGTAATGAATAAAGAGTTAGATTTGAAAATGTTCCGATTTGCTGTTAAAGTGTGGCTATCTGTCGAGTATGATGCTAACTTTGCAATCGCTGACTTTTTCGCCACTTGGTTGCAGCGTAATTTGACTAATCATGACTTCCGCGATATCTGTGATGCAATTTATGCAGAACTCTAAAAAATTTTGTTGACACTGGTTTTTAGATAGATTAAATTACACATCAACGGGGAGGGAATGACCTTCCCCACTAAATAAAGTCCTAAACTGGAGATTCAAAAATGGCTATTATTAATGGTTTAACCATTGAAACTACACACATCAAAGATATCAAAGTTGGTGATATAGTCCTTTCCCACGGCGTAGAAAAAACTGTCACTGCAAAGGATATCAAAGAGGATTCTTTCATGGGTAGGACTCTCTTCGGTGATTCTTATTGCTTAGGCTATCTTGCAGTTTTAAAAGTTGTCAAAAATAACAAATAAAGTACTTTACAAGGGGCTTAAAAGTTGATAACTTAAGCCTCAGATAAAGAGCTTTACCACTAAATCCTAAACTGGAGATTCTAAAAATGATGAACTACTTTAACATTCCCGATACCTGTAGATTATTGACACAAGAAGAAAATTTGGGTAAACCTTTCATTTACCACATGCCAGATAACACACCAAAAACTTATAGTTACAATGTCAACCGTTTTACCGCATACGCTGCAAAGAACGGTTATAAGTTGGTCACTCAAAAAGTGATGCTGGTTACAATCGCTGACGAGGTTCCTACGGTTGCAGTTAAACTAATTTTCTCAAAGAAAGTTAAATAAAGTACTTTACAAGGGGCTTATAGTTCGATAAAGTAAGCCCCAGATAAAGAGCTTTACCACTAAATCCTTAAACTAGGAGATTCAAAAATGAAATGCTATCACGGAACTACTCAAGAAAATTTCCTCAACCTGATTAATAACGGTGATAAACCATCAGGCGCATGGAATTGTTCGGATATGGACGGCAATTTTTACGTGTATCCAGAAAATAAAATCTATGGCGACGATGAGGAAGAAATAATCTCTGAAGGTATCCAGCAAGCTTTAGGCAATGCCACTATCACCGCAGCTTTCCAGATGAAGACACAAAATATTGTTATCCTAGAACTTGATATTCCAGAGGATGAACTAAACGATGATTATTCTTGTGATAATATGTCGAGTGTAGCAAGTTTTACAGAGTATTTTGATATAAATTGGATTAAAAAGGTCTATACAACAGAGTTTAACGCTATGTATTCACCTTTTTGTCTTCCTTCATTGGATAACCCAAATTTAAACTATCTTGATGAGACATTAGAACTACTTGCTAAAAGTGTTCAACAGTCGGACAGTATTCAGGTTTTTTGTGACATCATGGATACACTGACAGAAAACATCGCAGAAGAGGATTTAAAGGGTTTTTTCTAAAAACCTATGCAATCACCTTATAAACACTGATTAGCCCCTCACAGGGGCTTTTAGGAGGCTTAAATCATGCTTACAACCGTTTATCTTATCCTTTCTATTTGTAATGGTCATTCATGTGATTTTAAAGGGCTTGAGGAGTTTACAGGGAGTAAAGAAAATGCTATTCAAGTTTGCCAGATAGCAAGACAAGACTATCCCGCCAGTGATGATATTCAATGCTACTTTAAGACAGAAGATGAAGACGGCGTCTATTTTGACAGTGTCGATGGTCAATATGAAATTATCATTGAAAAGACTAGACAAGCCTGATAAAAGTCTGTAAATTGTCAATCAACGGGGAGGGAATGACCTTCCCCACTAAATAAAGTCCTTAAACTAGGAGATTCTAAAATGGCTTATGTAACTGTAATTACCGATAAAGAAGATTCATCTTGGTCAACTCAAGTAAGTGATAAGATGTCACCTATGCAGTGCCTAAAATACTTTGAGCAGTGGAACAAAGGCGAGGATGTCAGCCCCTTTCAAGTGATGCAAATCATCCATACAGATAACGAAGGGAATAAAACGGTTTTAAATAGTGAGTACTACGCAAGCCGTTTTGAAACGAGAAGTAAAACAATGAAGCTTTTACGTGAATCCGGTTATGCCCATATCGCCGCGTTAATCTGGGATGACCTGCTAAAAAGTCAGCGTATCAGCTATGTAAAACCTGAAAAAATATTCATCAGTTAATCAATGACTTACAAAAAACTTTTAAAAAAGTGTTGACAATACCCCTTGACATTGGTAACTTTGTTCGAGGGGGTTTATCTAAAAGGGATTAACTTAAAAGATTCTTTATAGATAAGCTTAAAAAATTGCTTGCAATCAGCTATCAAAACAAGTAAATTACTAATCAACGGGAGGGATGACCTCCCCACTAAATAAAGTCCTAAACTGGAGATTCTAAAATGAACAAATTTCAAGCTATCAACTTCATTCGTTCAAATGCTGTAATGTCTAAGCCTGTAAAAGATACATACGAATTTCGTTGTAATGGGGTACATTTCGCAACAATCACCAAATCAGAAAACGGGGCTTATTACGTTCATCGTCGTAATGTCTCAACCGTTGTAGTCTCTCACTTTATGCAAGCTGTAGCGGAATTATTACCGTTATTCTTAGAGATTTATCTAGATGAGTGTAAAAACGTTCACAACCACGTTAAAAGCCTTTTAAACGGTTATAAAATGGCTTATGAACGTTCTATCAAGTCACTAAACAAGTTTTACAATGCACCTGCAAATACTGTTTCAATGGCTTATGATGTAAACGGTGAGTTAGCTAGCCTCTTTAAAGTGGAAGAAATTAAACTGTATAATTTACGTCCTAGTGGTTACTCTAAGACTCTTGGTGAAGGTTTAACGTTCAATATCAAGAACTTAGAAAAAACTTTAAAAGATATTGAAAAAGATATTGACGAGTCAATCAAAAGTCTGTAAATTGTCAATCAACGGGGAGGGAATGACCTTCCCCACTAAATAAAATCCTAAACTGGAGTTATCAAGATGGAAAACGTAGAATTAACCACACTTTTACAAATTGCAACCGACAAAGAAGATGTAGCATTATTTCACCGTATCGAAAGTGATTTGTTCAATGGTGAAATCATCAAAGAATCTTACGAAGTTGTCGGATTCAAAGATGGTAAAGCGTTTGGCTTTTTTGACCTCGATAAAGGCAACGCTGTTACAAAGTATGATGTTGTATCTTGTGAGATTCTTACAAAATACAACGAAAAAAGGCTTGCAACATACGCCAATATGCAGTAAATTACTAATCAACGGGGGATGACCTCCCCCCACTAAGTAAAGTCCTAAACTGGAGAATCTAAATTATGTCAACTATCCGCGTAACTGTTAATGCTTATGGCTGCCACGAACTTGATGCAAAATTCGATATCGGTGGAACAGATAACACCTTTGACCTTATCAAAATGCTGATTCAGCAGGTGCTACCAGATTATAACCCTACCGATGACTTTTGGAAGGACGCTGTAAAAGAAGCCATAAACGAGGAATATCACTACCACTACTGGGGAGAAAAAATCGTCTCCCTATACTACAGCAAACAAGGTTACAACTAATCGACGCAACGGGGCTAAATAGCCCCAGATACCTGAAAAGCTCCTTCTCATAGGGGCTTTTTTACGTCTATCCAATCCCTTCCCAGAATCTTCCCAGACTCCCCTAACAAGTTAGAATCTTACCAGACCTTAAAAGCAATAACTCTATAGTCTACTCTATATCTTCTTATCAAATCAACTTAAATATAAGCCCATAACCCGAAAGGGAAGGGCAACCACTAAAACGCTCTATAAAGCTCTATAACAGCCTTATCAACCTAACTTAAGCAATCATATTAACCTGCTCTAAAAAGCCCTTTATAAAGCTTCCTAGAACCTTAAAAGAATCTTATAAGGGTGTAAGCTTTATTATCTCGTTAGCTATCTTGTGAACTACTAAACAAGCCCCTTGATAGTAACTGAAAAGTATGTTATAGGGGCTATAAAGTTACTTCAAAGTTGCTTAAAAGTTACGTAAATGTATCTTCAAAGTTACGTAAATGCTAGCCCCCTTAACATTCTCTTAACAATTTCTTAACAATCCCTACATAGTTATGCTTTTAAGGCACTTGTTAGAGACTTGTTAGCCCCTTGTTAAATCTCTGTTAAGACCACGTAAAAGCCTTGTAAGAGTCTTTGACATAGCCTTAAAAGCTCCTGTAAAGCCCTATAAAGAGCTATCTGTACAGTTGGGGGGTAAATACTAGGAAGAGGCTTAAAAGAGCTTACAAGGAGCTATAGAGAGCTTTTAAGAGGCATGTTTAAGAAGTCACTAAGAAAGGAAAGGGAACGATAAGAAAGAGATAGTGACCATGTTAATAGCCTGTTAAAAAGATTAAACACTTGTTAGAAACTTGTTAATTATCTTAACAAAATAACTCTTAAAAATTAACTTGTTAGCTCTTGTTAGTCATCTGTTAAGAGACTATAAAGACCATGTATCGTCTGTTAAGAAACTGTTAAGCCCTTGTTAGTTCTGTTAAGAATCTGTTAAGACCTCTGAAGAGATGTTAAGAGGATGTGAGAACTGTTAAGAGATTGTTAAGGATATTTTAAAATTCTGCAAAGGGGATGTTACAGGGATGTTAAGGGCTACCAAGCAGATATACATCTTCTACAGATATTTTTCAGTTCCTTCAAAGACCCTAAAAAATGACTTGATAGTCCTATTTTATAAAAATTTTAAAAATCTGAATAATTACCTATACAGTCTTTCTAAAATACAGGTAATAACAGGCTTATAAGATACCTTGTTAGTACCGTGTTAGACCTTGTGAGATAAGGTCTGTAAAGATATTCCTGTTAAGTTTGTTAAAACAGTCTATATAGAGGCTTAGTAGCACCTAGTGAACACCTATAGAGAGTATCATAGCTGACATAGAGATTAAGAGGTGTATAGGAGCTTCTAAGAGAGTGTAGAGAGATGGTTAAGGTGATTGTATAGGTTGTTAAGAAGGCTTGTTAGAAGAGTGTTTAGAGGGCTATTTAGAAGGGCTATACAGAGGGCTATTAAGACCACTAGATAGTTACTAAGATACTATATAGTACTATATAACTATATATATAGAGAGTAAGCTTAAGAAGGATGTTAAGAAGGGTAGATATTTTATTCACATATGATGGTGACCCAGAGGTTGGGACAACCGATAAAATTTTATAAAAATTAAAAAGCCCCCAATTAAGGAGGCTCTTAAGATATTTTAAATCAGTGTTTCCAGAACTGTCTTCAGTGATGACTTGGTTGTCTGATAAAAATGAGTAAATCCATTGTTGTTATCAAATACCTGCATCATGATATCATCTCCCTTGATTGGGTACACTCGGATATCATAGTGAAACCCATTAAAGACAGCAGAACCATTACAGAACACACTAAAATCACTTGCTGAGATGTACTCTTCATGACCTGTGATTTTTATACAGACACCCTTACTTGGTCTCTTAGGGTTGATATCTTCCATCACAGACATACTCTGTCCACCAAGAGATACCATAGTGACCACTTTACGGTTCTTCTGTTTAAAGTACATCTTAACTTTCTGCAAAGTGTCTTCATAGAATGGATAAGACCTTTCTACAAAGATTCCTTCAAGTGGCTCTTTACCATTTTCAACTTCTCGGTTATGCCGTACTGCAAAGATAATTTGTTCGAACCAGTCAAGATTTTCTTCGGAGAGTGCTTCCCGAACATCCTTCCAGTCAAGTACTAAGTAGTTACCTTCAACTTCTTTTAAGTTATCTTTTTCCATATCTATCACACCATTATCGTAAAACTTGATATTCTGGTACTGCGAATTTATTACTATTGTTCTTGATGAGGTCATCCTCTGAAACTAAAAATGTAATACCACATAAGTGTCTGTAACGACTATCATACTCGAATATCTTAAACAGATATTTACCATCATGATAAACCTGTTGCACTTCACCTTCTGCAACAATCTCGCCTGTAATAAAATTTTTTAGTTTATACACATTACCAACTTTAGGTACTGTTTTCATCTCAGGCTCTTTTAGTGCTACACCTATTTTTGCATCACCGAGTAAATGAGAACTCTCAAAAGCTACGTGTTTCATATAAGCTTCTGAGCATTCCCAGATAAAACAGTGTACAAGAACCTTAGCAGCATGTCTTGAGCAGTTCAACTTATCACAAATTTCTGTGTACATCTCATCTTTAGTAGAATTGTCAAGCATTGCTCTTTGCACTACTTCTTTAATTTTCATAAGCTCTCCGAATAACCCTATTAAGCATCTCTAAAGTCAGCTTTCCAGATTCTAAATGCGGCATAACAAGCTTTAAAGCTTTTTCAACATCATGCACAATATCAATTATACCTTCTTCATAGGCTTCTACGAGGATATCTTTTACACCGATATAGCCTTCATTGATAAGGATTTGCATATCAAAATCTTCTGATTGCTTGTTTAACTTACCTCTCCAATACCCATCAGCATTAAAAGATATCACTTCACACTCTTTAAAATCCATATCATCTGCATGGAATGGAGTAATTATTGTGCATTGGATTGGGTACTCTACACCAGTGGTGTCAACATCAAAGACCTTCACAGAAGTAAGTGGTTTCTTTGTTTTAGAGCAGTAAACTGTCAATCTTTTACCAATAAGCTCTTTCATTTCGCTACCTTCTAAGTTTCTACAAAGGGGCTATCAAGTAACCCCTAAGTTATTACTCAGACTTTTCAGTCTTCTTATCGGATTTCTTACTAGTCTTCTTCTCAGCTTTCTGTTCAGGTTCCTTCTCAGAAGTTGCCTTGATAACCATATCAAGAAGCTCTGATAAGTCACTCTTCAGCAAAGTAACAGGCTGCTCGTTGTAGAAGTTTTTGTCAAGATAAACTTTGAACTCTTCTATAGAAGGAAATCCAAAAATTGGTACAGGTGTCTTAATCATTACTTAGTCTCTCCATAGGCATCTTTTAAGATTGCCTTGTTAATCATTTCAGCGATTGCAAAACGAACACATACAGCTATAATTGTAGGTTGCATTCTTTACTTACCTCTTCAAGTTTAACCTCAGAGTCCTTAAGTCGTTTCTTATGAACTCTGAATCTCATTAGTGAGATGATGATACCAGCTAAAGGAACAGCATACAAGTACCAAACATCATAGACCTTTGCGGTAATCTGTGTAATGGTTAAGTCTTGAGCTATGTAGCTGATTGATGATACGGCTATCAATGTTGCTAAGAAGAAAACCAGTATCATAGCAATATTCAGACAACCTCTGGCATGGTATTCATGCTTAATGCACTTATTCTTCTCTTCAACAACCCTGTTGTAGTCATTTGTAAAGTCTCTGTAGAAAGCTTTTAAGTATTCTTGAGTGTAGCCTTCAAAGCAACCTGTACCGTACCAATAATCACCACCAAAATGTGCTATGATACCAGTATCCCCATTTGGTTTGGTTACTCTTAGTGAAGTATGATGACCAGTCTTCTGATAATCTATCTTGTATCTTTCTTCGTAAATCATTTCCCAACCCCTCTCAATCGTTTGTTCCACTCAAGGTCAACAAGTCTTTGCAGGACTTTCCCTCTAGGTGTTACACCTTTTAAATCTGCATCGTAGCAACGGTAAAAGTCACCTTCAGCGTGTTTACCATAGCATTTTCTGATATTCTGGCTCCTACGATACTGCTCTAACAGGGACAGTTTGTAGTAGTCTTCAACTGTAGTTAGTTTTTTCATTCTTTCACCATAGCGTTTCTGAACTGGCGTTGTGTTTCTCTTGTAATTTCGTTTGGAGTAAACCCTGCTTTTAGCATATCTCTGAAAAGAACTTCTAAATGGTTCCTCTCAATGATGTAAATAGCATTCTGAATAGCTGTTTTGCGCTCCTTCAGGTCACTACTAATCTCTTCGCACTTACTGGTAAGTTCTGTATCAACTTTCTTATAGACTGGCATAACATGTGCGTAGCAACCTTTATTAGTCTCCATGAAAAATTTAAAAGATTCTTCAGAGTCCTTTAGAGCAATCCCTATAAAGTTTTTGTAAGCACCTGTGAAAGATAAGGAATCAATCTCAGCAGTTGAGTATACAGTCCCTGCACACAGTCTTGCAGAAGTACTGAATGTGTGATTTGGTGTTGTGTCAAAGTCTAAATTCTTCAGTGGTCGGAAATAAACTGTACCATTGTGTGAGATGTGTGTTACAACAGCCTCAACACTCTTTGAAGGATTCTGTTTAACATACAAAATAATTTTATCGTGTTCTTTCACTTTAGCCATATCTACTCTCCAGAAACTAAAAAGGGAACTACCTCTCGATAGCTCCCATCATAATCAATATTGTATACTCGGTCAAGAGTATTTTTTAGGCAGCAATGCACTGCGCTTGTTACTCTCTTCACTCAATAGTGCAATGAAAGCATCACTTTTACCTTTCCACGGGCTGAATGAAGGGATATGCTCACGAATGGCTTCAATCACCGTTTTCAGTGCTGTATTTTTCATCCACCAATCAGAATCTGCTGATGCTACCACGTAGTATCCACCGTCATCAGTTAAAATTGGCTCTGAAATACATGGTGAAATCAAAGTGGTGATGATTGAACCGTTGTTCATGTAGTATGTGCGCTTCATAACCTTTTCAAGAAGCTTGTGAAGGTCACCAAACAGTGTTACAAGCTCTTTGTGGTCAATGTCTTTTTCGAGGTTTGCTCGATACTTCAATAGTGCGGCATCAACCTCTCTGTCATTGAACTTGAAATATTGAACTTCTTCAACAAGGCAAACACTGATGTTGTTAACATTCATAGTCAACTTACAAACTTTTACAGGAGAGTTGATATTTGGTTGAAAAAGTGCAATACACCCTTCAATATTTCCAAAATGTTGTACCAATGTTACTTGTGGAGTGATATTCTGTTGCTCTTCGGACATTACAGTTTCCTCATTAAATACTTTTTAAGTTGTGTGTTAGGTTTCTCAAAAACTTCTATAGAAGATATCTTGACAGATTCACCACGCATACCTGTATGCTTGAATATATAGTACTCTAACATTCCTATATACTTTGCTGGTAAGTCATGTTTGACATACACTGTTACAGAATCTTCAAATTCAACAACCTTTGTACCATCTTTGTAGTTAAACTCTTTAGGATGGTTGTAGTTGTCTATGTCATACATTAAAAAGAGTCTTTTACGTTGTAAATCAAGCTTATTTGTTAAAGACTCTTTAATATCTGAGAAGTTTTTGTACACTGTGACATGGAGCTTACTCATCGTTAAACTCTCTGACGAAGAAATAGTTGACTTTATTATTACCTACCATAAGGTCAAAGCAGGTATTCTCAAAAGGTTTGTTGTAGGCATCGTATGAAGTGTACGTATCAGCTACTTGTTTAGTGTTGAGCTTTTTACTTGATGGGTTTAAGAGGCCACCATACAGTTTCTTGATAGCCTCTTCTACAACAGACCAGATGATTTCGTCAGTAATTTCTTCGTACAGGTCAAGTTCACGCTCTAGTGAGAAGTCACAAATTGGGAAAATAACCTGTACTTTACTCATTAACGAATAACCTGTGTTACCTGAATAGCTTCAGTCACTGACAAATCACCAACCTTTTCTTCTTTGATGAAGGTGAAGGTGAGTTCAACAGGCTCTTGCTCTTCTTGCTCTTCTTGCTCAACCGGAATACCGTTAAGCTCATCAAAGATTGATTGAGTTGTCCAGTCTTCTCCACCATCTGGGTAGTGGATGGCATAAAGAGGGAACTCTAAATTGTACCAAGCAAAAACAGGGCAACCGTCTGCATCATCTCGGCATCTGTGGAGATATGTGTTTGTACCTTCAAAATGCAAATGGAGATTACCATTCTTCTCAAAGAGAAGAGCATCTTGAAGGTCTAGTTCCTCATTTTCACTGTAACGGCTGACATCAACTTTAACGTGAATATGGCTGTTATTATTCATAAAAACCTCTCTCTGCTTGTTCGATTTTTGCTCTTAAAGTTTCGCAATGCTGTAAATGGTAGTTAGCTTCTTGTTCATGTGTTGCTAACTGCCTTTCCAGAACAGTTTTATAGTAACCTGCAAGTTGCTCTTTTGTCAATGGGTGCTCTGAAATAATATCAAGTCCACTTTCACCAAGAGGATTGAATTGTCCATGCTCATTGACATTGTAAGTCTCAAACTTGAACATGCCATTGTTCACAGACTCAATAGGTGACAGTTCAACAAGCTCTACAGTAAACCGTGTATACACCTTGTCGCCTCTTGAAACTACATTGTTTCCAATGATGCGTACAAGTGAACCGTTACGAGTGTACTTAAAAGTTCCAAAGTCACTAGCCCAAAGTTTCATAGTTTTCTCCTTAGAAAATAAAAAAGGCTCCCGAAGGAGCCTATGAAGATATTACTTTGGATATACACTGTCAAGATAAATGTCAGCTTCCATTCTTCGTCTATTTTTCAGACCGTTTGAAGTGACCTTCTGACCTTTGACTGTAACCTTGTTCCACCACTGCATAGCTTCTGCACAACCTACCTTATTACCAGCATTGTGGCGCTTGATAAATGTAGAATCCTGCATAGCTGTAATACCGATGTTGTATGTTTCACTTACAAGAGCATCGAACTCATTCTGAGAAGTAGGAACCTTGATAGCTTTGTTCACTGCTGCAACAAACTTTTCAACATCTGCAAGAAGATACTGTTCAGCTTGTTCAGCCGTGATTTTCATACCCATCTTAACAGGTTTTCCGTCAATACGGATTGTACCATACCCGATTGTTGGGATTCCGGCAGAGTCTTCGTAAGCCTCTAACTTCAGACCTTCAAAGAACTTAATAGCTTCTAAACCTTTTCTTGAGAGTTGCATTATGCCCCTCCTACTGGACTAACTGTAACTGTTGCAGCGTTAGACGTTACAGAGCCACCTGCACCAGTAACTACACAGGTGTAGCTTCCTGAATCAGCAGCGGTTGCACCTTCTTTAGTGTAAGTTGCAGCGGTTGCATCAAGGATATCTTCCTCACCTTTCTTCCACTGGTAACCTGTTGCACCTGTTGCCACAACATTCAGTGTTAAGGTCTCACCTTCATTGATTTCTTGATTGGTTGGCTGTTGAGTGATTACTGGAAGTGCATTCACAGTAACTGTTGCAGCGTTAGACGTTACAGAGCCACCTGCACCTGTTACAACGCAAGTGTATGAACCAGCATCTGCTGGAAGTGCACCAGATTTGCTATATGTAGCCTTTGTAGCCGAAGGGATGTCAGAACCATCTTTCTTCCACTGGTAACCAGTTGCACCTGTTGCAGTAACTGCTAAGCTGATGTTTCCACCTTCATTAATAGTCTGGTTAGAAGGTTGCTTGGTAATCACAGGTAGTGCGTTCACAGTCACTGTTGCTGCATCTGATGTAACACTTGTTCCACCCTCTCCAGATACAACACAAGTGTATGAACCAGCGTCAGAAGGTGCTACTGACTGTTTTGTGTAAGTTGCAGAATTGGCACTAGGGATGTCCTCACCATCCTTTTTCCACTGATATCCAGTGGCGTTAGTTGCTAGAATGCTTAGAGTAAGTGTGCCACCCTCATTGACTGTTTGACCTGTTGGTTGCTGAGTAATTGCTGGTGGCTTAATAGCATCCTTCAACTTAGCATTCAACATTGAGAACGGCTTAACTCTTGCCAACCATTCACAGTAAATTGTGTCAACATCTTTACCATTGATGATTGCATACTGCAAATCCATGAAGAAATCAGCAGTTCTCATCTGTGCACCAACACTGTAAAGCAATTCATCACTAAATGGAACTTTATAGTCTGGTTTGTAGTCAAACTCATCAACTTCTGCGATATCAGCTTCAGGCCAATATGAGCTATAGGTGAGTGGTAAAATAGCCTCTTGATATGTTCTAAAGTCATATCTCTTACCAGCCTTTACATTTGCAATGAAACCCTTCACAAACTCTTTGAAGTCTGGGTAAGTCTTTGCTTTAATCATTTCTTTTTAGCCTCTAAATGTGCGTTTAGTCTAAAATAGCCTTTGTGATGCGGAGATACATCACCAACAACAATACCTTTAACCTTATAACCTTTACCAATTACATACTGGATATCCATAAGGAATCTTCCAAGACCAACAATATGGAACATTGGATATAATAGATTCTCAGAGTCTGGAATATTGATTTCAGGTTTGTAGGTGCGTTGTTCTCTTGTTGGTGTAATATCTTCTTCAGGCCATTTACTGAGTCTCCATGTCAAAGGTGTTGGAATAACATCATTAAGGTTGTACCTTTCACCATTTTGCACGGAATTGATATAGGATTGTAGGAAGCAATAAAAGTCTTTTGCACTCTTAGCTTTCATTAAATATCCTTATAAATAGTTAAAGGGGCTGATGCCCCTATTCACACTTAAGCTTTGGTCTTAAGTAGGTTTTTAAGTTTTTTAAGATTCATACTCTCATCAAACTTAAAACCAAATCCATTGACATAATCAATGAACTCGGATTTCTTACTGAGTGACAATGCGTAACTCATATCAAAGTTCTTACTTGTTTCTGCGTCTGGACTAGAGTTCACATCAAATGAAATTTCTGTAGGCTCTTGTTTACTTTTTCTCATATTATCAACCAACAAACATGTATAGTTTGCTGGATAGAAGTTTACACTACCATCAACGTAGCTGTACTTATTATTATGGATAAGGTTTGAAAATACCTTAAGAAATGTTTCTGAGTCGTGACAAACAAGTTTGAATTGGCTGCTCTCTCCAAGCGCAACTAATGAGTACGGACTTTCACTATCAAAGTCATAATTTGGATTCGATGCCGTCACTGTTACACGCATCAAGTTATTAGCAATAGTCTTCTGTTTAAAAGAATTTTGAACATAGTGAAGACCTCTATCACACTGATTGACTAGCTCTTTAAGTAGGTCATTTGCATATGGTGAATTAATTGATACAGAGCCATCACTATTGTAATTAAAACTTACTGTTAACATTTTTCAGTTCTCCTGCGATTTATAATTTTGCTGCAATAGAGAAACGAAGTAAACTCACTGGAAGAAACCATTAAGTGTTGTTCACTAGATTGAGCCATTGCCCTGAAATACATTCCAGTCAAAGCATCATAGTGACTATTCTTTCCAATTGAGGTTATATAGCCATGACTCTTTGCAGTTTGATATAAATCTATAATATCTGCGATTTCTAATTGGGAACTACACATAGATAATCCTCTTGTCTTCTGTAATTTTGAAAGAACAGGTACAGACCAATTTCAGAGGATGAATAGTAGATTAACTCTACCCTTTTTGATTCCTTACAGTGATTGGTATTCTTACCTTTCTTCGGTTTATTTGATTTTCTCATTAAGTCTCCTTTGTAGAACAAGGCAGACCTACAGCTTTAAGTAAGATGGTACAGTAATCCATACAACAAGTCAAGAACTATTGCAAGTTAAAAAAGTTGTTGACAAAGTACTTGACAAGGTGTAGGCTTATAAATACTTAGAAGATAACTTAAAAGGTTCCTCTAAAAAGGCTATTTAAACAGATATCTTTCTGGATATCTATCTTTTATCTTAAAAGCCTTTTAAGAGGTCTTATAAGAGGCATACCAATGAAAAACAGAACAAACAGAGGCCAGTTTAAAAAAGGCCAGTCTGGAAACCCATCTGGAAGACCAAAAGGCTCTCGTAACAAGAGTTCACTCGTAAAAGCTCAACTGACCATTGATAATTCTGCTGAGTTCGCTGCAAAGCTGTTTGAGGCGATTGTTACAAGGGACGCGGCTAAGCTTGCAGAGTTCGGGTTAAACACAGATGACGTAACCATCAAGAGTATGATTGAGGTCGGTAAAACTATCTTTACTCACTCAGCAGGTGAGATGAAAGCACTTGCAGCAGACACTAAGAAGATTCCTGATAACGGTGGTCAGTCTCAGACAGACAACAAACCAACGTTCTCTGCTGTTGCAACCCTTAAAAAATAATTTTAAAAGATGTTGACAGACTCTATAAAGTTACTCTAAAGTCTGTCACATCAAACAACAAATGAGAGAAGAGAGCAAAATATGAGCGAATTATTTAAACATGCGCACCTTCATGCAGGTCGAACTGAAAATGGTGCTGTAAACCATACTTCATCAATGTCTGCTCTTGTGGACTTTTACAAAGCTGCTGGTTCTAGCCGTAGCAATGTAGAAATCTTACCAGGCTTGTTCTACAAAGCTTTGCGTGAGGATGTTGATGTTGCAGTTCGTATTTTACTGCATATGCGAGATGTACGAGAAGGCATGGGTGAGCGTAAAGCTTTCCGAACTGTTTTACTTCAAGCGATTGAAGATAAAGTTTTAGAGCCTGCGCAGGTTCTTCGCATTATGGATAAGATTGCAGAGCTTGGTCGCTTTGATGACTTCAAAATCTTTGTAGGTACTCGTTTCGAGACAGATGCCTTCAAACATTTAGAAGCAGCTTTACTAGACCCTGCAACAGCAGGTTTAGCAGCTAAGTGGTTACCACGAGTAAAACCACGTCACAAACAGTTTGTAAAACGTTTCTGCAAGTTTGCAAACTTGAGTGAGAAAGAGTACCGCACACTGCTGTCTGCACTATCTGATACAGTTGAACAAAAAATCTCTGCTAATGAGTTTGGTAAGATTGACTACAGTAAGATTCCTTCACTTGCTGCTGCACGTTACCAAAAACTCTTTAACCGTAAAGATGGAGAACGCTACAAAGCTTACATTGAGTCATTATCAAAGGGTGAGACTAAGATTAATGCTGGTGCTGTTTATCCATACGATGTGATTAAATCTATCAAGTATGGTAATGCAGATGTTGCTAATGAGCAGTGGAAAGCACTACCAAACTGGATGGCAGAAGGTGAAAACATCTTGTGTATGACTGATGTTTCAAGCTCAATGTCTTGGGTGAATCTTGGCTCAATTACTGCCCTTGATATTGGTGTATCACTTGCCTTGTATGTAGCAGAACGAAATACAGGCTGCTTTAAGAATGAGTTAATGGTTTATTCAACAAACCCTCACTTCATCGAACTGAGTGGTGATTTACGAAACCGTCATCGTCAGGTGATGCGACACGTTGAATATGGTTCAACTAACTTACAAGCAGCTTTTGACCGTATTCTTGAAATAGGTAAGAGAAACAACTTGACCCAGAAAGATATGCCAAGTAAGCTTATTATCTTCTCTGATATGGAGTTTAATCAGGTTGATGGTGCAAATGGTCGTACAAACTTTGAAGCAATTCAGAGCAAGTACAAAAAAGCTGGATATGATATGCCACAACTGGTATTCTGGTACTTAGCAAACCGTAATGGCACTTGCGAAGTATCTGTTAAGGATAACGGTGTAGCAATGGTGTCTGGTTTCTCTCCAGCCACTTTAAAAGCTCTGCTTGGTGGTGAGAAGTTTGACCCAATCAGCGTAATGCTCAAAGCAGTAATGATTGACCGTTATATCTGGTAAAAAGTTTTAAAAAGGGTATTGACAATGTGTTTGATACCCTTTAATATGTTCTACATAGAAACGAAATGAGAGCTTTTCTAAGATACTGAAAAATATTTTAAAAAAGTTCTTGACAATCACTAAAAAATAATGTTAAAGTGGTTACATAGAGTTTGAAAAGTTTATCTCTGTTTAGCTCAGCTTGGTAGAGCGTTCCGTTTGGGGCGGTAAGGCCGGAGGTTCAAGTCCTCCAACAGAGACCAAATTAATGTTCCAGTAGACAAAATGGTAAAGTCACCACTCTTTCAAAGTGGATATCTGAGGGTTCAAATCCCTTCTGGAACGCCAGTTTTGACAGAAGACCAATTACAGCAAACTTAATCTTATTCATCTGAAGGTAAATCGGACAAAGAAGAGATTTGGTCTGGTCATTAAGAATTGCGGGTATAGAGAAAGGGCGTCTCACATGTCTCATTAGCATGGTATCGGCAGGTTCGACTCCTGCACCCGCCTCCAAATTTACAGAAGACCGTTTACAGCAATATTTATTAAATTTTTAGCGGAAAAATTGAAAGATACGGTCTGGTAATACTAAACATGGTTAGGAAGCACATAAGGTATGTGCGGTCGCCTGTTAAGCGAATGGCACAGGGTTCGAATCCCTGACTAACCGCCAAATTTAGGAGAGAAGCAATTGCTCACCAATTTGTAAGGTGCAAGTCCTTAGCCTGAATAGAAATTAAATGTGTCGTTATCCCGTAGATGGTAGCGGTGGGGACTGTAAATCCCTTGTCATTGAGACTCGGTAGGTTCGACTCCTACACGGCACACCAATAAAGGTTATGTAGTTTAATTTGGTTAAAATACTCCCCTGTCACGGGAGATGATGAGGGTTCAAATCCCTTCGTAACCGCCAATTTTGAGAGGGCTATTTAGCCCCTCCCTTAAAGGGTTCTTACGAGTATCCTTTAAAGGAGCAGAAGACCAAATACAGCAAGAACGTATGAAAATTTCAAGCCAATTTAATTTTGAAAAATTTAAAACTTGGTCTGGCTCAACAAATTTACAGAAGACCGTTTACAGCAAAACTTAAACAATCTATTTCTCGGTAAAGAAAAGGCGAAGGTTCGATTCCTTCACTCGGCAGATGTCGAGTTGGTGTAATGGTAGCACTTAAGATGATAAACAACGGTCTGGTAATTATCTTTGTAGATAAGTTATTAAGCTTACCTGTGAGTATGCGACCACAAAGGGTGAAAGGGTAAATTCTAGATTTAAACCCAAAAAGGCACATCGCTACAGACCTTAAGCAAGTCTGGGTAGCTTATCTACAAAGATAATTTAATGGAAGTGTAGCAGAATGGTGATGCGGCAGACTTTTAATCTGACAGGCGATGGGTTCGAATCCCTCCACTTCTACCAAAATGGTTCAGTCGCAGATAAGGTAATGCAAGGGTCTCATAAGCCCTATGAATGTGGGTTCGATTCCCATCTGAACCTCCAAGCTGGTATAGTTAAGAAGGTTATAACACTCCCCTGATAAGGGAACATCGGTGGTTCGATTCCACCTACCAGTACCAATTTCAATAAAGTTGTTGACACTGAGATGTGACTACTTTATAGTAACCTTAGTTTTCGTTGCGTAGCGTCTATTTTGCAAATTTAAAATAAATGCAAACGACAATGTTTTTCTGGCAGTAGCTTGATAGGCTAAACACCAGTGAGGTCTTCCAATCCCTCATCAAAGAATTTGGCGTACTAGCCCACGGTATGATTAATAAGGTGGGCATCTTTAAGGGCTTTCTAAGAGAGTCTTTAAAGATAATTACGGGGCGTATCTCAGCGGTCTTCTAAACCGCCGTTAACCGAGTAAGTGGAGTATGCGGGTTCGAGTCCTGCCGCCTCGACCAATTTAGTTAGCAGATTACTTAGACGACCTAAGCGGGTCTTCCTGTAGGGAGGTGGTCTGTATCTCATGTTTTCCAGAACATGTAAATAATCTGAGAAGGGGCTTTACAGTGTTGAGATAATACGGTAAGCTTCGAATTATAGTATGGGACGATGTTAAGACTCTAAGGCATGAGCAACGGCCTCCAAAACCGTTTCAAAGGGGTTCAACTCCTCCGTCCCATGCCAAAGTCTTATTAGGGGTAGGTAGCGGCTAATGGCAGCCAAACAGTCTTGAAAACTGTTGCCACTGTAGAGATACGGTGAGGGTTCGACTCCTTTACTTACCGCCTAATAAGATTTTTAAAGCCAAGCTTCATTCGGATGTTGCTTTGGTATACCGCGTGTATTGTCGTACACACAGATAAAGCACCTAGTAGGTGTCACGGAGAAGAGATAATATCAAGCTCTCCAAAGGTTCTAGTCACCGGATTAAACAAGACTATGCAAAGGCCTTTTTAGGTCTTTTTAGAGGGCTTCTAAGGTTATTACAGCTTGTTGTGGAACCTTGTTGCTTAGGTTCTTAGAAGTTCTCTAAAAAGATTTAATGGGAGATTGACGGTAATTGGTAAACCTACCATCCTTAGAAGTTGGTGTTTGAGGGTTCGAATCCCTTGTCTCCTACCAAATTAATGCAGGTGTAGCAAAATGGTTATGCGGCTGACTCTTAATCAGTAAGACGATGGGTTCAATTCCCTCCACCTGTACCAAACAATGGGGATGTAGTTTACATGGTTAAAACATAAGTTTTGCAAACTTAAGTACAGGGTTCAATTCCCTGCTTCTCCACCAATTAGTGCATCCATAGTTTAAACGGGAAAATTACAGTCTTCCAAACTGAGGTTGAGGGTTCGATTCCCTCTGGATGCTCCAAACAATGCTGCTTTCGTATAATTGGCTATTACACATCCCTTGTAAGGATGGAAATGCAGGTTCGAGTCCTGTGAGCAGCACCAATTCAGAGGTCAAGTGAAAGACCGCTTTGAGTCAACTGAAGACCGTAACAAATTCCACGGAGTTGAGTTAGCGGCACAACTCCAGACCTCTTTCATACTCGCTTAGTTTATATGGTAAAACATCACCCTTACAAGATGAAGAAAAAGGTTCAAGTCCTTTAGTGAGTACCATGTTCCAGTATCCCAATTGGCAGAGGATGCAAGCTCAAACCTTGTACTAGTGACGGTTCGAATCCGTCTTGGAACACCAATTTTGCAGGATTAGTTCAAATGGATAGAGCAACAGTCTACGAAGCTGTTAATAGGGGTTCGAATCCCTTATCCTGCGCCAATTTAAAGAGGCTATTTAGATGAGATATTTGAAGTATGCTTCATGGATTTTCTTAGCTTTGTTAGAGCCATTTGCAGCAATCTTAGCAGTTATCTTAGCACCTTTTGTAGTTCCATTCTACAGTGAGAAGAAAGGACACTTACCTTTCGGGTTCAGATGGATGGAGACATATGACAACCCAATTGATGGTGATGAAGGTCACGTTAAAAGATGGGCTAATATTAGATGGATTGGTAAACTAGGTGTCTACATGCAAAGAGTCGGATGGCTCTGGAGAAACAAAGCTTATAACTTCTCTTACCATGTATTAGGAAGAGATGTAAGAGATGTTACTAAGTGGAAAGGTAATATCAACGTAAGTTCTGACCCCGAAGATAATCAGACAGGTTATCTCCTAATGTGGAACAGTAATGCTTGGGGATTATTCGCTTTTATCCCATCAATTAAAATCTTTGGTAAACAGTTTTACTGGAGAATTTATATTGGATGGAAACTTAAAAGTGTTGTCCCAGAAGAAAGAGCATTCTCAAGGGAAAGAGTTATGTTGGCATTCTTTATTCATCCACTGAGAAAGTAAAGATTTAAAGGGGATTAGTTTACAAGGTTAAAACCTCGGTCTTTGAAATCGAAGAAGTTGGTTCAATTCCAACATCCCCCGCCAATGCTCCATTACTCCAATTGGCAGAGAGGCCAGACTTAAAATCTGTGTTATGTATCGGTTCGAATCCGATATGGAGTACCAAATTTAGCGGTATAGCATAACTGGCAATGCAACAGTCTCTGAAGCTGTCCTATTAAGGTTCAAATCCTTATGCCGCTGCCACTTCTAAGGATTCTTACGAGAGTCCTTAAATGTGGCCTTATCATAAAAGGTAATGACCCATGCTGTGAACATGGTCTATACGGGTTCAAATCCCGTAGGTCACCCCCAATTTATAGTCCAAGTAGCTTATATGGTTAAAGCGCGTGTCTGAAAAACATGAGAAGAGGGTTCAAATCCCACTGGACTACCAATTTCAAAGGTGCTTAATGAAAGAGATGACAGAACAAGGTAAGGAGATTTTTAATCTCTTAAAAACTGGTAAAGGGTTTTCTAACCCCCTTATTACTGGTGCAGCAGTTCTCGGTGGAACCGTAGCTGCCTCTACATCACTTGTAAGCTCTATTAGCTCTGTATCAGACCCTACAGTAAAGGATAAGCTTGTTGCTGCTGGACTTACAACAGTTCTGCTTAACAGCTTTACCACGAGTCTGACAAGCACTACATCAACTACCAAAACACTAACAGATTACGGTCAAAAGTCCATTGATGAGTTTTCATCACGTATGCAGGTAGCAAAAGGTTATTCTAATGTTATGGGTGCAGCAGGTGAACAAGTTGGCTGTACACCATTTAGTGGTATTATGGGTGTTGCTACAGAGTATGGTCAAAAAGCTATTGATACGATTAACAGTACACTAGATAGTGTTAATGGTGTGTTAAGTGACTTACAAGATGCTATTGATAAGGGTCTTGATACTGTTTCTGATTTAGCTAATCAGGCTGTTAGCAAGATTAATGAAGGTATCTCAAAGATTACAGCTTATGCAGATGAAGTTGTGCAGATGATTGAAGAAGAAGCTGCCCTTATTGCAGAGTACCTTAAAACGAATATCAATGGGTTCTTAGCAGGTATCTTACCAGACTGGTTTGATGATGCTTGTAAAACTGGTGTGATTGACACTATTGCAACACCAGAAATGAAGAACGCATTACAGAAATAATGGAAGATTAACCCTAAAAGGTAAGGGAGCAGTTTGCTAAACTGCCAGTAGCTGAGAAATCGGTGTACCAGTTCAAGTCTGGTATCTTCCTCCAATTTGAATCCGTGACAGAAATGGCTATGTGCCTGTCTGCAAAACAGGTTTATAAGGGTTCGAGTCCCTTCGGATTCTCCAAGTTATTTTACTCTCTCTCAATTAAAATAATAATAATGCCCTGCTATAAGTATTCTTCCTTTCGCTACCGAAGAGTATTTTTAGACAGGGCTTTTTTACAGAGCTATACTTTATAAGAAGACTTATACAGTATGTCTCTGACGTACATTGTGGTTTCTCCTTGACGGTCTCTGTGCCGTCTTTTTTAAGGGGAAACATGGTTAATTATTTGGAGAAAACATAATGAGCGAGACCGTTTATAAAGAACTTTATGAAGCTAACAAGAAGCTAGAATTTATGCAGAATACTATCATGGCAATTGCAGACAGATTATCTGTAGCAACAGGCATTGATATTAAAGAAGCATCTATGGATGCACTTCTTGATGCTGTTGATGCAAAGTTCGAAGTTAAGAAAGAAGAGACTGCTACAGACTCTGAATAATTCTATTTGCGGAGGTGCTTAATGGACTTAAATGCTGTTAAGCAGAAGCGAGTGGAAGATGTTAGGAAAGTCCTAGCTGGAGAGTTGGGGCTTTCTGATGAAGTAAAAGAAATTATCAAATCATTCGGTAAAGACCCCTCTAAATTCCTTCCAACTCAAATTCTGACTTTATTAAGATACACACCAGACCAAGTTAGACTTATCTTCAAATTGATGACTGATAAGAACTATGTAGCCCCTCAGCCGGGTTCTCAAGAGGTCTTTTTAAATACTAATGCTGACTTGGTTCTCTATGGTGGTGCTGCGGGTGCTGGTAAGACTGCTGCATTGTTAATGGACTCTTTAAGGTTTATTGAAGACCCTAACTATAATGCTGTATATTTCCGTCGAAATACAACACAGTTACAAGGTGGTTTATGGCCTGCTGCAAAGAAACTATTTGGTAAGTTTGGTGGGGTTCCTCACGAGCAGAAGATGACTATCACATTCCCTTCTGGGGCAACTATCAAGTTTACCTATCTAGAACTTGAAAAGCACGCTGAAGGTCATCAGGGTATTGAATACTCAGCTATTTACTTTGACGAAGGTACACACTTCTCTGCTTCACAGATTTCATACCTACAGACTCGTCTACGTTCTGGGGCTGAAGGTGATTCATACATGAAGATTTCTATGAACCCAGACAGAGACCACTTTATTTACGATTGGGTAGAACCATTCTTAGATGAAGAAGGTTATCCAGACCCTGAAAAGTGTGGTCGTATTCGTTGGTATGTAATGAATGACGGTGTGATGGTTTCTGATTGGGAGAGAGACAAGATTCTTGAAATGTTCCCTCTTGAGATTCCTCAAACATACACCTTTATCTCTGGTACGATTGATGATAACCCAATCCTTGACTTCTTAGAGCCTAAGTACCGTGGTAAGTTGGAAAACAACACCCCTGTAAACGTTGCAAGACTTCGTTTCGGTAACTGGAAGGCTCGTGCAGAAGGTTCAAACTATTGGCAAAGACAATGGTGTGAGATTGTTGATTCACTCCCAGAAGATGTATTCGATGTTAGAGCATGGGACTTAGCAGCAACTTTACCATCTGAGGTTAACCCTAATCCAGACTGGACAGCAGGTGTTAAGATGGGTAAATCTAAAAAAGACGGTTGCTATTATATCATTGATGTAGTAAGATTTAGAGATAGACCCTCTGGAGTCGAAACACAAATTAATTTGACTGCTGAAAGTGACGGTAAGCGAACTGGTATTTTTATCCCTCAAGACCCAGGCGCTGCTGGTAAATCCTACGCAACATCCCTCATCAGGAAACTTGCCGAGAAAGGCTATCGTGCAAGAGCTAAACCAACAAATAAAGATAAAGTTACCCGCTTTGCGGGATTTTCTGCTGCTTCTGAAGCTGGACTTGTAAAAGTCTTGAGAGGTAGTTGGAATGAAGCTTACTTTCAAGAGCTTGAAGGCTTTTGTGGTGATGGCAAAACTAAAGATGACCAAGTGGATGCTACCAGTGATGCTTTCAACAGTCTTAACGAAGTTAAATTATTCAAGCCACCATCAATGGGTGCTCACACAGACTTAGTGAGGGGAAACCCATATGAGGGGCTTAGACGTTGATAGCTAGGTGAGAAGAATGGCAGATATTACAGAAACACAAGAAAGCTTACCACCATTTAGAATGGGTGAAGTAGGTTCTTTGGGTCTGAAGGTTAAGAATGGAAGAATCTATGAAGAACCTCGTCAGGCACTAAGGTTCCCTGAAAGTATTAAAACTTTCCAATTAATGATGCGTGACCCTGCTGTAGCAGCATCTGTAAATATTATTAAGATGTTTGTCAGAAAAGTCAACTGGAGATTCGTACCTCCAAAGGGAAAAGAGCAAGACCCTAAAATGCTTGAAAGAGCAGACTTCTTTAATTCTTTAATGGATGACATGGAGCATGATTGGGCAGATTTTATTAATTCTGTAATGTCATTCTGCACTTATGGGTTCTGTGTTAACGAGAAAGTTTATAAGAAGCGACAGGGTAAAAAAGGAAAGTACCAGTCAAAATTTGATGATGGTCTAATTGGATGGGCTAAATTACCAATCAGAAACCAATCAACACTTGATAAGTGGTATTTTGACGAAGACTTTAGAAAAGTTACTGGTGTCAGACAGAATCTGAGAAATGTTTCACATATTGCTGGAGCAATTAATCTTGGAGAGAGACCATTAACAAGAAAACTTCCACGAGCTAAATTCATGCTGTTTAAGTATGACGATGAATATGGAAACCCAGAAGGTCGTTCACCATTACTCAATGCCTATGTACCGTGGAAGTATAAAGTTCAGATTGAAGAGTACGAAGCTGTTGGTGTTTCAAGAGACTTGGTAGGTATGCCAAAAATTGGTTTACCACCAGATTATCTGGATGAAAATGCAGAACCTGAAAAGAAAGCTTTCGTACAATACTGCAAAACTGTTGTTAACGATATGATTGCTAACGATAGAGCAGGTTTAATCTGGCCTAGATATATCGACCCAGATACTAAAGAGGATATTTTCGAGTTCTCATTAGTTTCTAGACAGGGTGCTAAAGCATACGATACAGGTTCTATTATTGACAGATATTCCAAGCAGATTATGATGGCATTTATGTCAGATGTTCTTGCTATGGGTCAGTCAAAATATGGTTCATTCTCTCTTGCAGATTCTAAGACGAGTTTACTAGCAATGTCAGTAGATATTCTGCTGAAGCAAATTAAGAACGTAATTAACCGTGATTTAGTTGCACAGACTTATGCTCTTAATATGTGGGATGATGAAGAACATGTACAAATCACATATGATGATATCGAAACTCCAGACCTTGAAGCAATTGGTTCTTATATTCAGAAGACTGTTGCAGTAGGTGCTTTGGAAGTTGACAAAGAGCTATCTAACAAACTTAGAGAGCATATTGGTCTCCCTCCTGCTGATGAGTCTCAGCCAGTATCTGAAAAGCTTTCTCCAAATAGCCAAAGCCGCTCAGGAGATGGTTATAAGACCGCTGGAGAAGGTACTGCAAAGACACCTTCAGCGAAAGACCCAAGCACAGCAAATAAGGCAAATAAATAATGGCTGAAGTTATCTCTATTTCAAATGCTACACGAGTGCATTCGTATAGGGGTGTCCTTATCATTACTGACAAGTTATCTGTAGAGGCTGGCTCAAGGGTCAGTCTTTCAGGTTATGTAAGTGATGGTGGAACCTCTGACGTTTTCACTATTTGCAGGTTACTTGATGCACCAATGAGTGGAAAACCGTTTATTTTAGGAAATTGTAGTGAAATTGTTAAAATTCCATTTGACAGTTCATGCCTTTTGGGTGTAAAGTTATATAACTGCGAGAATAAACGTATCAATGTTAATAGCATTGAAGCCGCTTTCATTACCCTCGACACTGCATTTCAATCTCCAATGACAGTTAATAAAGAAACAAACAGACTTGAATACATTTTTTCACAAAATGATTACAAAGTACTTGTCAAAGGTAAAGTATATGCTATGATTGTAAATGTGGTAGATGAATCTGGTAACCATTCAACAGTCCTTAAACAAAAAGTAAGGTTTAATTAATGGGAACATTAACTATTGATGGTAAGAATAAAATCCTCGCCACGCTAAACCCAACGACTATTATTTTACACAATGTAGACCCAACGGCAGACCCTACAGCAAATAAGGTTACTCAGCCAGTGGCTATTTATTTTTCTGAACCGGATAATGGCTTAATTGCCTCAGAAGACACAGTTAATATTACTGTTCCAGCTTCTGCAACGGTCTCACACTATAGCTTGTGGGATGCTAACGATAAATGCGTGGCAACTGGTGCTCTTAGCAAACCTCAATTCTTTGCTGAAGAAGGTATCTATGTTATCTCTTCAGTCTCTGTAGATTTAAACAAATAGGGTGAGTAAAAATGAGTTCGAATATCTTCAGACTTGCTGATAGATTATTCAACCAACCTTTACTAGCCACTGAATCATTAGCTCACTCAGCAGCAACTTATGTGAATAACAGATTGCTGGGTGATGTCCAAGCAGCAGTAAACTTTGATAAACCCAAAGGTGATGCAAGAAGTCTTTTAAAAGTAAAAGATGACATTGCTATTATCCCTATTATGGGTGGTTTAACCCATCGTATGACATTCATTGATGCAATGTGTACAGGTGGTCTAAGCTCTTATGAAGGTTTACGTAGAGGCTTTGATGAAGCTTTAGCAGATGAGTCAATTAAGACTATTGTTCTGCATATTGATTCTGGTGGTGGTGAAGCTTCAGGTTGCTTTGAATTAGCACGTCACATCATGGCTTCAAGAGGCCAAAAGAAAATTATTGCTTATGTAGATGAGTTCGCTTGTTCCGCTGCATATGCTCTTGCATCTTCTGCTGAAGAAATTATTGCATCACCAGATGCAGATGTTGGTTCTATCGGTGTAATCATGGTTCATCAGGAATTAACTAAGGCATTTGAAAAGAATGGCGTAACAATTAACGTCATCAAAGCTGGTGAGTTTAAAGGTATGGGTTCACCATTCCAAGCACTTTCAGAAGAAAGCAAAGAAAGACTTCAAAAGAGAATTAATGATACCTACTCAACCTTTACAGGCTTTGTAGCTGAATCGCGTAATCTCTCTGAAGAAGCTGTAAAGAATACTGAGGCGAATGTTTATTCTGCTCAGGAAGCTCTTGAACTTGGTTTAATTAACTCAATCATGTCTCAAGATGATTTCTTAAATTACTTACAAGGTTCTGAAGAGGCTCCTGTAAGTTTAAACGTTAACAATTCAGGTGAAGAAATGACTGAACAAGAAAAGCAAGAACTAGAAGCTTTGCGTCTTCAGGTTGCTCAAATGAAAGCTAAAGAACAGGAAGCTGCTTTGTCAGATTTGACTAATAAGATTTCTGCTTCTGCTGAAGCTTTTGGGTTTGATGCAAAAGAAGCTGCAACGACTATTTTAGGTGCTGGTCTTGATAACCCTCTGAGCGTTCTGTTTATGAATGCTATGGAAGGTGCTAACCAGAAACTTAATGAAACTATCGCGTCCCATGCTTCTGCAATGGAAGAAAAAGAATCAGAAATTACCAAGCTGAAAGAAACTGCTGGTGCTGTTCTTGAACATTCTAATGCTATGGAAGAAATGGGTAATGACGGCGAAGCTGATTTGGTTGAAGAAGAAAAAGAACCAGCTAAGAATGCTTCCGAAGACACCGCTGAACAACGCAAACTGGCTCTCCAGAATGCTCTAAAATCTCTTATCAAATAAGGAACACAATAATGGCATATGAAGGTTTTACTCACTTAGGTAAAAGAGAACCTCTGAATGATATCATTCTTTGGGAACAGGTTACCCCAACAGGTCACTCTCGCAAAGAGTACACTCCAGTTGCTTCAACAGAATACCGTGTAGGTGAAGTCCTGAAAGCAGATGGTACTAAAGTTGCAGCAGGGGAAGAAGCTCAGGCTGATTCTGTATGTATCGTTAACTTTTATGCAGACCTGCAACTGTCTTACCACGGTCAGTTGAAAGTCGTTGGTATTTACCGCGACGCAGAACTGAAAGACATGCTTACTCTTGAGTCTGGTGTTAATGCTGAGAACGTCAAGAAAGCTCTGGCTGCTAAAGGTATTGATTTCGTACCAACTGGCCTGTAATAACAATAATAAGACATTCTGGAGAATTTTACAATGTTGACTAATTCTGAAAAAAGCAGATTTTTCCTTGCTGACCTGACTGGTGAAGTCCAGTCTATCCCAAATACTTATGGGTATATTTCCAACTTAGGTCTGTTCCGTTCAGCACCAATCACCCAAACTACTTTCCTTATGGACTTGACTGATTGGGATGTTAGCTTGCTTGATGCGGTAGACCGTGATAGCCGTAAAGCAGAGACTAGCGCACCTGAGCGTGTTCGTCAAATCAGCTTCCCAATGATGTACTTCAAAGAAGTTGAAAGCATCACTCCTGATGAAATTCAGGGTGTACGTCAGCCAGGCACTGCAAACGAACTGACTACTGAAGCTGTAGTACGTGCTAAGAAGCTGATGAAGATTCGTACCAAGTTCGATATTACTCGTGAGTTCCTGTTTATGCAAGCTCTGAAGGGTAAAGTTGTTGATGCTCGTGGTACTCTGTACGCTGACCTGTACAAGCAGTTCGACGTTGAGAAGAAGACTGTTTACTTCGACCTTGACAACCCTAATGCTGACATCGACGCTTCTATTGAAGAACTGCGTATGCACATGGAAGACGAAGCTAAGACTGGCACTGTAATCAACGGTGAAGAAATTCACGTAGTTGTTGACCGTGTGTTCTTCAGCAAACTGGTTAAGCATCCTAAGATTCGTGACGCTTATCTTGCACAGCAGACTCCACTGGCTTGGCAGCAGATTACTGGTTCTCTGAGAACTGGTGGTACTGACGGCGTTCAGGCCCACATGAACACTTTCTACTACGGTGGTGTTAAGTTTGTCCAGTACAACGGTAAGTTCAAAGACAAGCGTGGTAAGGTTCACACTCTGGTGAGCATTGATGGTGCAGCAGCAACTGTTGGTGTTGGTCATGCTTTCCCTAACGTTTCTATGCTGGGTGAAGCAAACAACATCTTCGAAGTTGCATATGGTCCATGTCCTAAGATGGGTTATGCAAATACACTTGGTCAGGAACTGTACGTATTCGAATACGAAAAAGACCGTGACGAAGGTATCGACTTTGAAGCTCACTCTTACATGCTGCCATACTGTACTCGTCCTCAGTTGCTGGTAGACGTTCGTTCTGACGCTAAACCAGACTAATATTCTTAAGGAGGGTTATAAATGTGCTATACAGGCGACCCAGCCAATAACCCTCTTGATAGAGTAAGAATCCTCTGCACAGACACCAATAATGATGAAATTCTTATTGAACAGTCTGTGCTAGAGTGGTTCTATCTAGAATCTGGAAAGGATGAAAAGAAAGCAGCCATCAAAGCTCTTAAATATTTACTCTTTCAAGTAGCCAAGATGGGAGATGAGAAAGTTGGTGGTGTCTATTTACGTAACTCTTCCAGATTCAAATCTCTGAAAGCTGTTTATGACGACCTTGTTAAAAGCTCTGTTTCAGGACTACCCTATGCAGGTGGTATTAATCAGTGTGATATTGACATGCGTCGTCAGAATCCTTGCTCTGTCAAGAAATACACAGAATATGGTGATGCTGCCAGATACGAAGGCAGAGATTACTGCAACCGTGTTAATGGCGTATTTATTATCGAGCGAGATGAATAATGGTTAAAAGGGTTATTCACCCCGCTAGAGCAAAATTAGTCGGGGCTATGAAGAACTTGCAAACGGCTAATGCTCAAGTTGGGTATTTTCAAGAACAAGGTCAACATAGCTCTGGTTTTTCTTATCCTGCTTTAATGTATTTACAAGAAGTTATTGGGGTTCCTTCAGCTTCTGGTAAAGTATATCGTAGGTTGTTTGAAATCACTATGATGCTAAACAAACAGACCTTGTTAGAGCAGACTAAGAAGAATCTATATAAGCAACTTAGCAGTCTCAACACAGACCCTTCAAATACCTTAGAAGCATTTGCAAAGAATGCTCAAAAGGCAATTAAAAGGGGTTTTGGTAATTCTGCTATCCTCCCTCCTAACGCACCTTCCACAGTCAAGAAAAAAGGCTTTAACGCACCTCTTGTTGAGACAGGTGACTTAAGAGATAACCTTGCTTATAAAATTTCTACTAAGAAGGGTATTAAGAAATGAGACTCTTAAACAGACACAGCTTTGTAGTAAAGCGTAAAGTCTCTGAAGACGGTTATTATAACGATGATGGTGATTGGGTAGCTTCGCAAGATATTGTAGAGGTCAACTGTAAAGGTAATATCCAGCCATATATCAAAGGTTCTGTAAAGAATGGTACACAGATTGCTTTACCGGAAGGTATTAGACTTACTGATACAAGAATCCTGTATACCACATATAAGCTTAGAACTTCAGATGATGTAGAGTGGAATGAGTCTGACATTGTTATGATTGATGGTCATGAGTATGAAGTATTTATGACTATGGATTGGTCACAGCAATTAGCCCATACGTCCCATTATGAATATATCATTATTAGAAGGGATAAACTGAATGCAGTTAGAAACAGCAGAACTTGAAAAAGGTCTAGTTAGAACCTTAGTGGATGTTATTGGTCACAGATTAGCTCGTGATAAAAATAATAGACCAAACGTAATTAGAGCTTACCCTTCTGATAACTCAAATGACAAAGGTTTAAAACCTGACCAGCCATTTATCACCGTATATTGTCAAGATGCTGCAACACCTTATGGTTGGGTTCTTGATAAGTTTGTTGAAGATGATGTAGTTTGTTACAGAATTGCTTTTCAGATTCCTGTATTAATTACGGTAAATGGTAAAGGTGCTCACAGTATTATGCTTGAGCTTAAACAACGATTAGAGATGAGTTCAGTCAGAGATTTAATCCTTGAAGAAACAGGAGCTACAGTACTGGACACTGGAGCAATCCCAAATGATTACACTTATCTCAATACAGATTTCGAAAATTCTGCACCTCTTGTTGTAACTCTTGTAAAAAACTCAGTCCTGAAAGATGAACGTGGAAGTATTATTGAGCGTGTCATTGTTGATGGTGAGTTAGTTTATGAAGAAGGACAAGAGCCACCAGAATATACTATCCATCTAGATGTAGACTCCAAAGGGGTAAAATAAATGTGGAATCCAATTGTTAATGTAGATATTACATTGAACACCGCAGGAACTACAAGAGAAGGTTTTGGTTTGCCACTATTCTTAGCTTCAACCGATAACTTTGAAGAAAGAGTCCGTGGTTACACTTCCTTAACTGAAGTTGCTGAAGATTTCGATGAAAACTCTGCTGCATATAAGGCTGCTAAACAACTTTGGAGTCAGACTCCTAAAGTAACTCAGCTTTATATTGGTAGACGTGCTATGCAGTACACTGTATCAATTCCTGATGCCGTTACCGAAAGTACAGACTACTCAATTACTGTAGCTGCTGGCGGTGGAATTTCTCAACCATACCAGTACACAGCACAAGACTCAGACACTGCTGAGGTAGTGTTGCAACAGTTTAAAACACAGATTGAAGCTGACCCAACAATCAAAGATAAGGTTTCTGTGAATGTAACTGGTAGCAATGGCTCTGCCACAATGATTATTACCAAAGCTGGTGATAATGACTTTGTGAAAGTAACAACCACAGCACAGACTGTATACATTGCAAGTACAACTGCCGATACAGCATCAACTGCTCTGGCAGCTATCGAAGCTTATTCTACTGACTGGTATTTCATTGCAGCAGAAGACAGAACTCAACAGTTTGTCTTAGCAATGGCTTCTGAGATTCAGGCTCGCAAGAAAATCTTCTTTACGGCTAACTCAGATGTAGCAGCACTGCAAGGCACAGAATTAGCCAGTGCAAATGATGTTCCAGCACAGCTTGCTAAGAATATGTACACTCGTACAGTTTGCTTGTGGCATCACACAGCAGCAGAAGATTATCCAGAGATGGCATACATTGCTTATGGTGCTCCATATGATGCAGGTTCAATTGCTTGGGGTAATGCTCAGCTAACTGGTGTAGCAGCTTCTCTACAACCATCTAATCAGAGACCTCTGACAAGTATTCAGAAGTCTGCTTTAGATGCACGTCACTGTAACTTTATTGACCTTGATGGTGGTGTTCCAGTGGTTCGTAGAGGGATTACTTCTGGTGGGGAATGGATTGATATCGTCCGTGGTGTTGACTGGTTAGAATCAGACCTGAAAACTTCTCTGAGAGACTTGCTAATTAACCAGAAGGGTGGTAAGATTACTTATGATGATACTGGTATTACCCGTATTCGTCAAGTCATTGAAACCTCTCTGCAAAGAGCAGTCAACAGAAACTTCCTGTCATCTTACACAGTTAATGTTCCTAAAGCCTCTCAAGTTGCTTTAGCAGACAAGAAAGCTCGTATCCTGAAAGATGTTACCTTCGCAGGTATCTTAGCAGGGGCTATCTTGGATGTTGACTTGAAAGGTACAGTGGCTTACGAATAATAGAGGTAAATTGGAATGGCTATGTATCAGCAATATTCCCCTAAAGACGTTGTATGTAGCTGGAACGGCATTGCTATTGAAGGCTTTGCTCCAGACTCATTCTTGCGTCTACAGAGAACATCACCACTTGTGACACCAGTTGTTGGTGCAGGTGGTCAAGTTGCTCTGACAAGAAATGCAGACAAGACAGGTACTATTGAGATTGAGTTAATGCAGACTTCTCTCTCTAACCAGATGCTTTCTGCAATTCAAGCTAAACAAGACAATATGGAACTTGAAGAAGATATCTCTTCTAACTTCGTAATCTACGACCCATCAGGCTCTGTTCTGGCAACTGGTATTAATGCTTGGTTGCAGGAATTACCGCAGATTGAACTTGGTCGTGACCAGAACTCTAAAACTTGGATTTTTGGTTGTGAGAAGCTAGACTACACTTCTACAATTCCAGCGTCAAGTGTTTAATAAATCCTATAAGGGGGAGACTTTAAAAGGTCTTCCCCTTTTTTGTTTCTTTTAAAAGTATTAAGGAATCACAATGAAAACAGAATCTAGAGTAATTAATGGTAAGAAAGTAAATATCGTTCTGCTTGGGGCAAGAGATGGTATTAAGATGTCTATGAAGTTGGGTAAAATTGTTGTTCCAACCTTTGCACAGATGCTATCAAGTCTGACTGACAAGGGTAAGAAGGAAGCTCCAATGGTTCCATTTAAAGAGCTTGTTGAAGCTTGTTTTGACAGAATTGAAGAAATTAACCTTGAAGAGATGGCTACCTTATTATTTCAAGGGGCAACTGTTGATGACTTCCCACTTAATATTGATACATACTTCCAAGCAAACTATGGTGAATTTATTGATTACTTAGCATTTGCGCTGGAGGCAAACTTCGGAAGTTTTTTCGAAGCAAGCATTTTCAAAAGCCTAACTTCTCAGTAAACATAGGTAACACTCTACAGACACCACTAACTGATGCTGCTGTAGAGGCAACCTATGAAGAAGCAGACGAGATGAAATTTGTGCTTGCTATTTATGGTATGGAAGGGTGTAAAGAAACACTTGACCAACTCTTTGCTATGACATTCTCTGATTTATTATCATTGAGACAATTTCTTGAAATTCAGAGGTCGTATAAAGAGGAAATTGCTTACAACGAACTTAGAAGAGCAGGAAAAATGTAATGGCACAATATACAGTTGATAGCTTCATTGTGGAACTTGGTTTCAGTGAAAAGGTAATTAAAGGCTTGCAAAGAGTTGAGAAAATGTCTATGCAAGCTGCTCAACGTATTGAGCGAAATATCAATAAAGCCTTTGATGTGAAACCTAATAAAAGTTCTCAGGAAGCACTTAATAGAATTGTAAAAAATGCTCAGTCTGCTTCGGGCAGAATCAATAAAGCACTCAACAGTTCCTTGAACCTTGATTCACAAGGTGTGAAATCTCTTAAGAAACTTGAAACTCAAGCAAAAAAGACTGCAAAGGGTATTAACAAGTCCTTAAAAGATGCTATGAAGGTTGACGGTAAAATCACTATTAAGACAGGTAGAGGAAGAGGTGGACAGAACATCCCTCCTGTTGGTGGTGGAGCACCCAGAGGTCCGAGAGTAGATGTTGCTCAGAGACAAATGGAAAGAATGTTTAATAATAACTTCTATTCAGGGTTAACCCGTAGACTGGAAACAATCGGTGGTCAAGGTAACCAAATGGCAGCCTCTTTCAGAGGGAGCTTGCAAAATATCTACAACAGATATAAAGGTACTGGTAAAGTTGGTGAGTATGAGATGGAAGTTAAAAAGCTCATCGACGTAACCAAACGTTGGGTTATTGCAGAAAATGCTAGACTAAAATCAGTTAAAGAATCAGCTTGGCTACAGGATAGAGCTAACGCATCATTACGTCAATTAGTTGGTGGTTTTGTTTCAGCTTACGCTTTACTGGAACTGTCACAAAAGACTATTGAGGCTGGTGTAAAAAGACAATCTGCACAGTTAGCCTCTACAGCTATCTTTGGAGCAGATACCCAGCAAGCCAGAATGTTCGCTGCATCATTCGCACATCAGATTGGTCAGAACTACACAGATACTATGAAGCAGTACTCAAACTTTGCTGCTGGTGCTCAACCAACACTTGGTTTTCAGGGTACTCAAGAGTTCTATAAGAATGCTGCAATGTTTGCCCGTATCAGGGGTGCTACTGATGAAGACTTGAAAGGTATCATGGTTGCATTCCAGCAGATGGCATCAAAGGGTAAAGTTCAGGCTGAAGAACTCCGTGGACAGTTAGGTGACCGTTTAGCAGGTGCTGTACAACTATTCGCTGATGCCATTGGTAAGACTCCACAAGAACTTGATAAGATGATGCAAGACGGTAAACTTCTTGCTCAAGACGTTCTTCCTAAAGTATCTGAAAGAATGGCTGAACTTGTCAAGCAAGCAGGTGGTATGAATGCTGTGTCCAAGCAGACTGCTACATCAATGGGTCAAGCGAAGGCTATGTGGGATAACACACTTGTAGCACTGTTTAACAATTCTAGTGAGGGCATTTCACAGTTATCTAACTCCGTTGCAATGTTCTTGCAAGGTTCTATGGGTAGCACGCAGGCTTTAGGTCTTGTGATTGGGAACCTGTTAAAAGGCGCTAGTAATCTACTTGACTTCATTACAGACTTCATGTACAGAACATCTGCACTATACTACTATGCAAGAGCTTGGTATAAAGACCTTGACAACAGCCAGCAAAAGCTTATCAAAAGTGCTGGTGAATTTCTAGGAACAGTTGTCACAATTGGAGGCGCAGTTGCTGTAGTATCAAAAGCAGTCAAGCTCCTAAGTGGTTTGGTTGGTGGTGGTATCTTTGGTAAAATCTTACAAAGACTTGGTGTTAGTGCAGCAGGTACAGCAGCAGCCGGAGAAGCAGCCGCAGCAGCAGGTGGAGTCACAGCAACGAGAATGGCACTTGGTACTGTTGGTTCAGCATTAATGCTAAGAGGCTCTACAGACCCAAATGCTGCTAAAAACTACAGTGAAGTTACATTACCAAAACCATTTGAAAATGCTGTTGCAAATATTACAAACCCAAAAAGGCCAATGTTCTTTGATGAGAATGGTCAACTTCAGTTTGCACAGTACACTCAAGACGTTGAAGGCAACAGAAAGTTAATTGATAATGGTCTATCTAATTGGGAGATTATCATGGAGAAGCTATCAACATCTATTGATAATTTTGCCAATAAGTTTAACCAGACACCAATGATGATGACACCTTCTGGTTTACCTATGCAGACTAAACAAACCCTGAATGTTACTTTCAATCTTGATGGTAAACAAATTGCTACTAAGATGGTGGATATTACTGACAAGAATCAAGAAGACATTCTTCTAAGTTCAAGCTATCCAGAGGAAGAATAATGTTATGGGATTCTAATATGCAAATCAAATATAGTGGCAAAGACGGCATCTATTTCCACTTAAGAGATAATGTAGATGCCTTCTTAACCTTATCAGCAACTGAAAATATGGAATTTGACAGCCCTATGCAGGTAACTACACAGAACATGCAATCAGGGCAAACCGTCACAGATAATGTGCAAAGAGCACCCAGAACAATCACTATTAGTGGTGTCGTTGTAGTTGGCTATGAAGGAAGCTTATTATTAACTCGTCAGGGTCAATTAGTAGAAAACTTCATCGACACTCTTGAAAGCTGGCGTGACCAGAAGCAAATTATTTCGGTTATCTGTAAGGACGGAATTAAAATTGATGATTCCATTATTACGAGTTTTAAAGCTTCTAAAGATGTTGGTATTTCAAATGGTCTAAGAGTCCAGCTAACTTTTCAGGAAATTAACTTCAAAGCCATTGTGGGTCAGACTGATATTTCGGCTGCAACAGGCAAGACTGCTACTACTAATGATGGTGGTGCTACCAGTAAAAAGAATACAGGGAACACTACAACAAGTTTAGGCAATGGTAAATTAAACTGTCAGTTATTATTTGACCTAGATGCTAATGGTGTAAGGGAACTCACTAGTGCTGAAGACAATGCTCTTGCAAAATGCTCAATGTCTGCGAAGACAAGAAAAGGTGTTACTACATTCAGTGAAGAGGCTGAAAGAAATGCTGGAGCAGCGTTAAATAATAATAATGCTGCTGGAACTGGAAAGGCATTACAAAAGCACTCAGTGAATCCGAATAAGAAGGGGACTTATTAATGTCACAATATATTCCTGTTCCTGATACAGAATGGTCTACACAAACTGTAACTCTGGATGGTACTGTCTTTGTAATTGAGTTAAAGTATAAAGAGAGGCTTGACAGATGGTTCTTGACGCTATCTGATGTTGATGGTAATGTATTATTATCTGAAAAGAAATGCCTTGCAGACCAGTCAATCACAGGACGCTATGTAATTCCTTCATTAGCTGGAGAGCTTTTTGTTGAACGAATGTATGGTACTGATTTACAACCTACCAGAAATAACTTCGGAAGAGAAAAGGCATTTGAGCTTAATTATTACACTCAAGAAGATATGAGATTAATGGAGAATTTATAATGTCTGTAAAAGATAGCACTGCTGGGGCTTCTTTTAGGTGCTATCAATTGGCTGTAGGTAGTGAAACTACAGCCTTTAATGATAAACCTACAAGCCATGCTAAAGATTCTATGCAAATGGACTATTTCGACAACTTACAATTCACTTGTAATGTGTCTTATACGTCTCAGAAAAATAAAGTAACCTCTGATGATACCACTTTTGAAATCTACAACCTCAATAAAGAGATGAGAGCCAAGTTTAAAACAGTTGGTGCGACAGTTATGCTCAGAGCAGGTTACACCACTGGCTTTAAAAGAGGCGCAAATGGTGACCTTATTATTGAGTATGATAACCTCCCATTAATTTATCTAGGCACTATTGAGTATGCTTATACGTATAAGCGTGGTGTTGATATGATTACGAAGGTTATCTGTTCCAATGATAAAATGGAAAGAACCACGATTAAGACATCAATTTCTTATAAAGCAGGGACAACACGTAAAAGTGTAATCAGAGATTTAGTCAATAGGTTAGGCTTCTCACTTATTGATGAAGACCTTTCAAGTATTGACGGTTACACTTACAAGAATGGTTTTAGTGTTTGGGGAAGTGTTGCAGAGGCACTAACAAAAGTTTGCGAAGAGAGCAGTCTACGTTGGTATACCTTCAATAAGCAAATCAGAGTAGTCCCTTTTAACGCTAAGGCTAGACAACTCTCTTGGGAAATTTACCCATACAACGTTATTGATTCTTTGCAAGGTTACTACAGAAGAACTAGAAAGGTTCTTAAAAAAGAAAATAAGACAGTTATTAAAGTTAAAACTGGAGTTCGTTGCAAAATCCATTTAGACGGGAGAATTAAGATGGGTGATAACGTCACTATTAGGGAAAGTGAGGATTTTGAAGGCCAGTATCGAGTAAAAGGTCTTTCTCATAATCTTGACTTTACTGGTGGTGCTTGGACAACTGAACTAGATTTAGAGAAGGTGGAATAATGAAGTCACCAGTTACTAGAATGTCTGGGTATGTTTCAGAATGTCTTGATGAATTTAGAAAAGAACTGTATACTGGGTTACCAGCTATTATCCAGTCTTTTGATTCAAAGACTCAAACAGCCACTGTTAAGCCACTTTACTCTATTAACGGATTACCTATGCCAGAGATTACTGGTGTCCCTGTTCAATTTCCAAGTGGTGGCGGAGCATCTTTAACATTCCCCGTAAAAACTAATGACAGATGCTGGTTAGCTTTCTCAATGTTACCTTTAGATGACTTCGTTGTCAATGACAAGAATGTCCAGATGGAAACAAATATGAGAAGGACACACGATATTTCAGACTGTGTAGCTTTCGTAGGCATCTGCACAAGAACACAGAATTTTAAACCAGACCCAACAGCAGTAAGACTTCATTTCGGTGACTCTGTGTTAAGAGTTACAGATGATGGTAATTTCTACTTTGAAGGTGATGTGCACATTTCGAAAAACTTATACGTAACAGAAGAAGTGCATGGTTCAGATTTTATCAGTGACACAACTGGTGTAAGCTTTAATGAGCATACACACCACTATTACTGGACAGACCCTGCTGGTGAGGCTGATACTACAGAGGCACAATAATGAAAACAGACTTTGCATTAAATCTAGGTGGTGACTATGTTGCCACTTTAGGTTCAGATTCAGTGTATGTGGCTCATGGTGATTTAAAGATTACTGGTAACCAAATTAGAATTATCCCAGAAGATGATAAAGCTACTCAGGTTGCTCAAAGACTTCATATCAGATGCCTTTTAAGGGCTGGTGAAGTTTTCTTTAACACATCTGCTGGGTTCCCATATTTACAACTTGCCAAATTTAAACAGAAAACTTCTATCTTTGACAATTATATGAAGGCTTATCTCGTTGAAACAAGAGATGTCTCCAATATCTATAATTACTCATCTTCAATGGATAATGCTCAAAGAAAAGTAACTGTTAATTTTGATGCAACCACTACAACAGATATTTTAACAGACATTACGCAAGAGGTTAATATCTAATGGCAGGATTAACTACAACAGGATTACAAACTCTAAGATATCAGGAAATTTTTGATAATATCAAATCAAGACTTCTTAGAGATATTTCACCAAACCTTGACGTTTCTGAAGACAGTCAATTAGGTCTCTTTCTAGCTTCAATTGCAAGGTCTTTAGCAGACACCCATGAAGTCCTGTCAGAAATTTATGATGGTGGGACGATTGATAAAGCTGAAGGTTTTAACCTCGATGATATTACAGCTTTAAACGCTGTATACAGATATGTGGCTCAGGCTACAAGAGGTCAAGTAGAGTTTACTGGAACAACAGGTGCAACCATTCTATCAACAACCAGACTAAGAAGCACTGCTGGTAATATCTTCTATCCAGTTTCTGGCATCACATTGACACCTTCATATTGTGTTGAGGCTGTTCTTGAAGTTAACTCTTTACGAACTGATGCAAATTATGTTATTATTATTGATAACGTTATTTTCTCTTATAAGCCAAAATCTTCAGATACAATCACAGTGCTCTTAACTGAACTCGCCGATGCAATTAATGGTGGTATCGTGGCAAAAGCCGAAGTTATCAATGATGGTTCAGCATTACGAGTTTATAAAGATGAAGGCGACATTATTGCAAGAACCAACCCTATGGTGGTGACTGCTACGACGTTCCTCACATTCACAAAAATTACAACTATCCATGATGTTGTTGCTGAGGAAGTTGGTGCAATCCCTGCATTAGCTGGAACACTTATCGAAATTGAAACAACTGTAGATGGTCTTGACAGTGTATACAACAGATATGACCTGACAACAGGTAGAAACGAAGAAACCGATACAGAGCTTCGACAGAGATATTTAGAATCTCTGGCAGTTACTGGTGTAGGTACTCTTGATGCAATCGTAGCTGCTGTTAAGAGGGTTCAGGGTGTATCAGATGCTTCAGGTGTTGAAAATGATACTGAAGAGACAAGTTCAGAAGGGCTACCACCAAAATCTTTCAAGATTGTTGTAGTTGGCGGTCAAAATGATAACGTTGCTCAAGCAATCTGGGACACCAAACCTGCTGGTATTCGAGCTTATGGGGCTATCTTTGGGACAGCTTATGACTTAGGCAATTTGGCTCATAATGTCTATTTTAGCAGACCAACACCTAAGTATGCTTTTGTCAAAGTCTCTTATTCTTTATATGATGAAGAGAGCTTAACAATCCCAGAAGAAGATATCAGAGATAGTATTGTTCAAGGTATTAACGCTTACGGCAGAACTCTGAAAGTTGGTAATGATGTTATCCCTAACAGAATCTATGGGTATATCTATGACGTTATTAAAGGTGTTGAGATTAATGAAATCAAAGTAGCACTTTCAAATAACCAGTCAGTACCGCCTAGTGATGGACAGTACACCACAGCAAGAATCACAGTTGATGGTGACCAATACACTGTATGGGAAAGTAGCCAGTATACCATCACTAAGGAGTAATAATGTTTCAGAAAATTGATAACGTTTACTATAAGACTCTTGATGAAAGGACTGTAACACAGTTTAAAGATAAGTTCATCTATACAAGTTTACTAAAAGCGATTACTGATGAGTTGCAGACATTGGAAGATGTTTCATGGCAAATGCACACTGAAAGGAATATCAGAAAAGCTGTTGGACAGCAATTAGACAACATTGGTGCATTAATTAAAGTGCCAAGACCTCTCGGTGCTGATGATGAAACATACAGAGCGATGTTGTATATCCAGATTTTCCTAAGACGTTCTGATACAACCCCATCCTTTTTACAGAATGCTATCATGACTCTGTATAATGCAACATTTTCACAGATTTTTGAGCATATTACACCTATGACTGCTGGTATTGTAATCAGGGTTAATACAAGAAATGACGTCATTGATACAGCATACACATTAGCAAAAATTTCTGCAACAACTATCGGCTCGGCAGTTATTCTAAGAGACGTAACTCTTAATGGCACTGCTTGGACACCTGTAGAGGTTGCTGACTCAGCTTTAGCGATTGTTGATGATAAAGATAACTGGTTCGTTACAGATGCTAACAAGGGTCTTGTTACTAACAACACAGGTGGTTCTTTAGAGAAGAACTTACTAGGTAGTTTAGCAGATGCTGGTGTAAGGGACGCTTATTTTAGGGTTGACAGGACAGCAAATAGTGGCTCAGTAGATTACTTAAAAGTTAATAAAAATTACAACGCTACAGATAACTACATCGTTGGTAAAGAAACTGTAGCAGGTGGTGATTATGGTGTTATGGCTGAGGTAGCTCAAATCATCAAAGGTAGAAAAGATAAATCACAGCAAGAAGGAAGTTCTTAATGGCATTTTTAAATTGGTCTACAGATGAAGTAGATGCTGATGGTAACCAGCTAAAAGTATTACCACCGCCAGAAATTCAGGCAACTGGTTTATTAAGAGGTGAGCCTATGGGTCGCCAATGGTTTAACTATATCTTGAACTATCTTCTTAAGAAAGCAAACGGGACTGTTGGTGAAGTTAGGTCTTTTGCCACTGAGCAACCAGATTTAGTAGCTAATGGGTGGAACCTTATCAAGACTGAAACAGGTACTGCGTCAACAAGTACAAGAAATCTTTATACTTATGAATTTGTAGGAGCTTAATAATGGCGGTAGGTGAAATTCAAATTAGTGCCTTGCCTCAAGCAGCCTTACCAATTGACCTTAGTGATATCTTCCATCTTAAGCAGGGTATTGAGGATAAGAGATGTACTCTTGAGCAATTACTTGCTCCACACTCAAGCCTAAGAAATAACCCTCATGGTGTTACTAAAACACAAATTGGTTTAGATAATGTTATTAATGCTCTTCAGTTAGTTGCTGCAAATAACTTATCAGATGTTGTTAATGTAGCTGAGGCAAGAGCAAATCTACAGATTATGTCTTCAGAAGAGGTTAATAACCTTGTTCAACAGCATATTCAGGACAAGAGCAACCCACACAATACAACTAAGGCACAGGTAGGGTTGAGCAATGTCCAGAACTGGACAACATCGAACCTTTATAACGAAGATGCAGATAAGTATGCTACAGCAAGAGCAGTAAATAACTTGTACAAGGCTGTTCAGGCTTCTTATCCAGTAGGTACTATCCATCTTTCTATGAACTCTGCAAACCCTTCTACATACTTAATTTGTGGAGGAACTTGGGAGTTAGTTTCAAAAGGTAGAGCATTGGTTGGTTATGACTCTGACACAAGACCAGCAGGTTCTGTATTTGGTGCTTCAACTGTTACTTTGTCAGTTAATAACATGCCTCAACATTCACACTCCGTGTCTCTTAGTGGTGGTGGTCATGCTCATAATGCAACTGTGTCAATTTCAGCTTTTGACTATGGAACTAAGACTACCAACTCTTTTGACTATGGAACTAAGACCACTAACACAACTGGTAACCATAACCATGTTGGTAGTGGGTCAACAAGTTCTGCTGGTGCTCATAACCACAGATTGACCTATGAATCAGGTGGTGGTTTATCGGAAAGACCTGCAATGGTTTGGTCTTCAAGGAATGACCAATCATGGTATTCAGCAGATGCTGTCTGTGAAGTAGCTGGTGCACACACTCACTCTTTCAGTGTTACCACTAACACAACTGGTAACCACAACCATACGGTTGGTATTGGTGCTCACAGCCACACAGTTGGTATTGGTTCACATACACACAATGGTACTGTAACAGTTTCTTCTTCTGAGCATACGCATAGCGGGAACACTAATAGTGTTGGTGGTGGACAAGCTTTCAACATTGAGCAGCCATCCTTTGTACTGTATGTATGGCAGAGAACAGCTTAATTTCTTTACAGGGGCTTGATAGCCCCTTTTAAGAGGAAAATTTATAATGGCAGATTACAAGTTGAGTGAATTAAACTCAATTGATACAATCCGTTCAGACGACCTTCTTCATGTCAGAGTTAAAAAGAGACCTGAAATGCTGGGTGATGAAGACCGTCGAATGACCTATCAAGACTTCTTAGCATCTTTTAAACTTGAAAGATTTGTTCAGATTGCTGGTAGTACTATGACGGGTGATTTAGGGATTGTTAAGCTACTTTATGGTGGTAAAGTAGTATTTAACCCAACAGGCTCTTCTGAGATTAATATTGGGGACGTTTTAAAGACTTTTAAAATTAACGCAAATGGTCTTAAGCTAACTGTTGCAGATGCTTCAAGGTCGGCAACTGTTTATCATACTCTGAATAAGCCAAGCCCTAGTGAGCTTGGGATGAGAACTAATGAAGAGAATGACACGAGATACTCAAGATTAGCTGCAAATAACACCTTTAGAGGTACTCAAGCTATTCTCTCTGACAATGAAGCCCTTATTGTTAAGAATATCACACAAGGGATGCCACTCTATATTCGTGGTCAAGATGCAGATGGCACCAACAGATGGTATCTAGGCAATGATAATAAAGGCACAGACAACCTTGTTTTAAAAAACGTTAAATCTGGTGCATACGTAGCGATTTTAGCTAACCTAATCTCTGTGAATAAATCAATTCAAATCACTGGTCAAGTTCAACCTTCTGATTGGACTAACTTAGATGCTAGGTATTTTACTCAGACAGCAGCTAATCAGAGGTTTGCACAGTTAGCTGGTGATAATACCTTTAGAGGCGTGAATACATTTAATAAAATCCTATCAATTGAGACGAATAGTGCAGCCTTAAGGTTAAAAAATACTGTAGCTAATGGTGCACTGTACATTAAAGGTGAAAGTAATGATGGCTCTGGTAAGTGGTATGTAGGTAATGGTGATAATACACCTGCCGTATTAATTCACAACTATACATATGGGTCTAATCTTAGACTCGACAATGGTTATGTTGAGGTTAATAAGCAACTTAAAGTCGTTGGTCAAGTTCAACCTTCTGATTGGACTAACATTGACTCTAGATATATTCCGGCAGGAACTTTGAGTAATCTTGCTAAGCTAAGTGATGTAAACACTTTCAGGTCTGCACAGGTTATCAATCTGAATGGCTCATTGTTACAGCTAAAGAACACTACACAAGACAGAGAGCTATACTTTGCTGGTCATAATGCTGATGGTGTTAGAAGGTGGTACATCGGTAATGGGGAACCATCCAACCCAACAAGGTTTACTATCCGTAACGACAGAACTGCAACTACGCTTTATATGCAAGACGATTTCTTGTTGGATAAAAATGTCAGAATTACTGGTCAAGTTCAACCTTCAGATTTCTCTAACTTAGACGCTAGATATTTCTTAAAAACAAAAGTGTTATCCCAATCTTTAATGACAAGGACAGCTAATAGGCTGGATGACCCATCATCATTCAATAAAGATTATTCGGGATTTGTAAGAAACAATGGTATTGAGCAGGGTCTGAAAGACTTAGCCATCCACGTAGCACACTCTGCTGGTATTGCTCATGCCAGAGGTATTGCTTTTACATATGGGTCTAAAGGTCTTGATGTCTTCACATATGCTTATGGAGCAGATGGAGCATATGTTGGGGAGGCACAGTTGTATTCAACGGTATTTAAACCAACCCCTTCAGATATTGGTGCATACACTAAAGCTGAAACTGACCAGAAGATTGCACAGGCAGTAAGTGACTCTACAGACCTTAACAAAATCTATCCAGTAGGTATTGTAACGTGGTTTAACAGTAATGTTGACCCTAACACAGCGTTACCTGGGTTAACTTGGACGTACCTGAATAATGGTGTTGGTAGAACTATCAGGATTGCAGCAGCAAACGGTTCAGATGTTGCTACAACAGGTGGTTCAGATTCTGTGACGTTAGCTGTTGGTAACTTGCCATCACACACTCATAGTTTCTCTGCTACCACTTCATCTTTTGATTATGGTACGAAGAACACTAATAGTACTGGTGGTCATACTCACTCTGTAAGTGGTACAACAAGTGCTGCTGGTAACCACGCCCACCACTTAGGTCTGCTATTGGTTAATGGTGGTGATGCTCAGTATGGTTACACAACTGTTAGCAACAGCAAGACAAGAACTCTTGACTGGCTTGATAGAAAAGATAACAAATTCCCTAACACTAACACGACTGGTAACCATACACACACATGGTCTGGTACTACAAGTAACACTGGTGCTCACACCCACTCTGTAGGTATCGGTGCTCACACTCATACAGTTAGTGGTAACACTGGTGGTACAGGTTCTGGTTCAGCATTTAGTGTTACTAACCAGTTCTACAAGTTAATGGCTTGGGTGAGAACTGCTTAATCCCTTGTTGACTGATTGTTAAGATGGTGTTAATATTCTTTATGGGTATTCTCACCATCTTGGCTGATGAGGTGATTAAATGCCTACAATCCTAGCAATTCTTCTAAAAAATCTAGGTAGCTTCTTCTGGAAACTCATTTTATCCCTTCTAAGTGAATACATGATTGAGAAAGTGTTCTTTAGGCTTGCAAGATACCTTGCGAGTAAAACAGACACACCTATTGATGATGAGTTCGTAGATAACTTAGAAAAAGCTTTTAAGGGGGAGAATAAATGAAGTGGCTAGAGGAAGCTTTTAAAAATAATATTGGCGCAATTGTTGTTGGTATTTTTAGTGTTATTGGGATGTATACCACTATGCAAGTTTCAAGTGGTAAGCAAGAAGTGTCTGTCACAACAAAGTTACAGCAGCTAGATAATTATTCCAAAAGTAACTATTCAGCTATTCGTGATTTACAGTCTGACATGAGACTGATTCAGCTAGGGATGGAGAACCAGAAAGTTCAGTTAGAGAACGTTAAGGGTGAGAATGCAAAACTTACCAAAACTCTTGATAAATTCTCTGACAGTGTGAATAATCTGGCTCAATCAGTATCAGCCTTGCAAGCTATTACTGAAAAAAACACAAAGAATACTGAAAAATAAAGTTTAAGGCTCCTTTTTACGGGAGCCTTTTTTGTTTTACTTGCCTACTGACAGAGGTGCTTCAATCTTCCCTGCATGTTGGTAGTTGTTAATTCCACCAATAAAGTCACTTGCAGTAAGATGTTTTAAGTCACTTAAAGTGTTAAGCTGTACACCAATCTCAAAAGTAGGTGCATGGAACTCTTCATTGTTCATCAGTTCATAAACCTGCTTCATATGGTTCTGATAAATCTGAGTATCTCCAAAGACACCTATCAAGTACCGTGGAGTGTATCCAGTCATCTTGCAAAGAACTTCTAAGATGAAGCCATAAGACGCAATGTTAAATGGAAGTCCTAAAAAGGTGTCTACAGAACGCTGATACCATTGTAAGTCAACTTCACCTTCGTTGGTGATATAAATCTGAAACAGAACATGACAAGGTGCTAAAGCCATTGAGTTAGTTGCAATATCTGCTGCATTCCAAGCATTAACAAGCATGTAACGGTCTGTGATATCACCTTTCATCTTCGTTACTAAGGTTTCTAACTGGTCTACAACACAACCATTATGACCTTCAAAGTTTCTCCACTGAACCCCGTAGATTCTCCCACCTGCATCTTCTAACCAGTCTTGCTCAGAAGAATAGTTAGAGCTTAACCAACGTTTAAAATCATCTGACCAGATAGTCCAACGTTCTCCATCATTTTCACCCCAAGTGCGATAACGGAGTTCACCAAGTTTATTCTCACCATTCAGGAACCATAAAGCTTCCCCAATAACTTGCCGTGTAAACACCTGTTTAGATGTTAAGAGTGGGAAACCAGTTCTCATATCAAAACGAAACTGTGGTGGAGCAAATGCAGAGATAACATCCCCAGTTCGTGTAGTACGCAGTTCACCAACGGATAAAACATGGTTCAGGATATTTTTGTAACTTGAATCTGCTTGTGACATATCAAAAGTGTCCTTTTACTTGTGGAACATAAATTTCAAAAGTTGCTTTACCATCCTCTGATGGTTTTGACTGTACCTTTGTAAATACACGGTTATCATACAGCTTCTCAAAGAAGTTTTCAAAAGGTAAATGCACAGTAGCCTCTTCAGTAACTTTATGGAAGACTGTATGGAACACCACACCAGCATACGGTAAAGCATTAACAAGGACACCTGCACCACCAATTACAAAGACATCTTCATCAATAGAGCTATCAAGATACTTCAAAAATGCTCCAAAGGATTCTTTGCTGGCCTTAGCATACATTACACCATCTTTGCCAAAATCTATACCTAAGTATGGTACAGAATTTGTTAAGATTAGGTTTGCACGTTCTGGTAGAGGTTTACTACCCAGAGTCTTAAAAGTCTCATTACCCATGACTACTAAGTTATTTTTAGTGAGTCTCTTAAACTCTTGCATGTCCTGTTTATGTCGAGGCCACGGCATACCAGTTGGAGTACCAAACTCCCCATTTTCACCACTTGCAAAGATTAATTTAATCATTTTGTAAATCCTTTCTTAATGAACCAGTTGATAACATTCTTCACGGCTTTATTGCTATGGTATATTAGGTGTGGTGTAGGTTGGTATGAACCATAAGCCCAGAATGATAGATGCTCACCACAACCAACACATGTAGTACTTTCTTCAGCTATATGACCATTAACAATCACATGAACTTCACCTTGTAAGTCTGTACACCCACAATGTGGACATCGGATAGGTGTCCCATCAGACTCATAGCAGTGTTCAATTTTCATCTATTTAACCTCAAAAACTGGTTCAAGAACCAATATAAAGTCTACACAGTCATCTTCTTCATCCAGAATACCATCAAAGTTCTTAGGTACAAAGTCGAAGAGGCTCATAGAATATCGGTCAGAAGTAACCCTGATAGTGTTCCCTATATTCTCTACAGTTAATATTGTACGGCTTTCTGTTACCTCACTTAGAAGATTACTCACAAAGTCATCTAAGAAGTGTTTCATCAGTGACTTGAAGCCTTTAGGGTAATCTGTACCAGAGTATGTTTCAATCTGAGGAACAAGCTTAACATTTATACTAGTCTTTGTTAAGAACGTTTTAGAGAACATGCTATCAGGTAGCTTGCAAACAATCTTTCCAGTGCCTTCATGCTCAATCTCAACAAAACCAGCTTCGTCGCCACATGTAACTATTTTAAAAGATGCTTCATTCTCATACTGTGAAGCCATAAACTTTTTAAGCATTTCTTTAAGGAAATCTGCATGAGCATCTTGTAAGTAGATATCAATCATAGTTAATCACCTATTATGGGAACAAGCACTTAATGTCATCGTTTTTGAAAACAAAACTTGTGTAGTTGTGACCATCAACATCCAACCAAACAGCCTGAACATCCACACCATCAAGATTGTGGTAAAGTTCTTTGATGAAGTGGTCTTTTACAATTTGACTGCTAGTGGTTTCCAGCTTAATGTTCGAGATTGCTGAGCCTACAGCCATATAACCCATGACACGCTTCTTCTCAGTATGCTTAATCTTACCATCTTTGTAAGCCATAATGAGATTGGAAAGAATCTTTACACCGTAATACTTTTCAAGGTGAGTAGGTACACCATAAAAGCCTAATGCGAAGTTTTCAGAGTGGATAATGTTTTCACGTTTCATATTAATCTGCCAACCTTAAATTAAAATTAACACCAAATTTTTCACATACTTCCAACATAAACTCAAGGGAGACATTACCAGTGAGATTGATTATGTTGGATACACGAGCCTGAGAGATACCACAAATTTTAGCAACTTGCTCTTGAGAAAGACCTCTGGATTTAATCTCTCTCTTAAAACGATGTGCAACGAAGTCTCTCATTTCGTCTACATCCATTGGACAAACATAACTCTCCATTTCAGCCTCTCTATCAGCCTCCCAATCATCTTGTGGGGCATAAGGGTCAAAAACCTCATTCATCTTTCTTCTTCCGTTTGCGTGAAGTGTCAATCAATGAATCTATGTTTGTAGCTCTAACCTTTTCACGTTCATTGTTAAGATAATCATCAAGAGCCTTTTCAATCTGTGAATCATCTTGACAGATGACTGTAAAGACTGTAAAGCCGTCTGTATCGTCAATTATCTTACCATAACCGCTTCTGGGATGTAACTTTTTAAGAGCCATATCAAATACCTGTGCAGCTTCTGTTTTCTAAGAAATACTCAACACCATACATAGCTTTTTGCATCAAATCTTCTTTAAACTGGATACGGTGATTGAGCATCTCCTGTACATCAATATCATCAGGGTACTTCTCTTTAATATTTGCAGATTGCAGGAAATACTCTGCAAGAACACGATACTGATAGTCAGTTACCTTATCAGTCATCTCTGTTAAAGACTCTTCAGAGATTGGTTTAAGTAACTCACCATTAACCAGAGCAACACCTTTTACAATCTGGCAAGTGTCTTCTGGAACACCTGATAAGTCCACATTTGGAAGTTCTGTTGCATTGACTGGTAAATTTATTGCCATAACCATTGCAGCAGCTAATAAAATCTTTTTCATAATGACCTCAAAGTTATATTAAATTTTGTATTACATTGAGTATAAAAATAAGCTATAACACCTGACTTGTCAACAGATTTTATAGCTTATTTGGCAGATTTTTTATAAGGCTACTGCCATCCTTCCATACCTTACCTTACCTTACCACACCTAACCATACCTAACCAAACTACACCATACAATACCTTGTTAAAAGACCCTTTTAAAGACCTTTTAAAAAGGTAAGTCTCATTTTAATGTAGCTGAGACTAACTACCCATACCTCACATCACCGCACCATACTACACCTTACACCACCGACACCATACCTGACCGAGCTACACATCACTTAAAAACCCTCTTAAAAGACTCTTAAGTGATGCTGGTGAGTACCCGTTGGTTTATGCTGCTCAGTATACTCACCAAATTTTCTATGTCAACAACTTTCTAATAAAGTTTTATGAAGATTTTGCTTAACAACCCGCCTCACATGCCTATGTTCTTTCTTAATAAAGAGTGACCTCTTCTTGATAGAGCGCCTATTCTTGTAAGTATTACTAGGATACTTATCATGAACCGGACAACAACTCCCCGGATTTGTAAACTTGATAATCTCTCTTTTCACTATTCATAATCCCTAATAACTAGCCCGACAGGGAACTGTAAAGAACCCTTACGAGTCATCTTCTGGAACTGTACCGTTAAAGGTTTCCCGATAAACTCTTCAGGATGCTCAGCAAGATACTGTTTCTTCTCATGAGTAGTCTTCCATGAGACATCTACAAAGACGTTAGGAAGAGTCTCTACAACGAACTTACCGTGGCCACGCTTATCAGTCTTTACACCAGTCACTTTAAACTCTTCAGTGTGCATCTTCTTGTGCTTAATCAAGAAGTATGAACGGTGACAACACTCATAGAATGAGTCTTCAGAGATTGAACGGTACATTGCACCTTCAAACTTAGCCTCAACCCACTTATCATGGGCTTCATCAAACTCTTCCCAAGAATTTACACGGATAGTCTGTACAGGAACCACTCTACAGGTATCCCCAAGCTCAACAATAGGTGAAGTCTCAATAATATCTCTACGCTCAGGCCACGTCTTAGTGCTGTCACAGATATCGTACCAGTAGAACTGGAGTAGATGTCGGTCTGGATTGTCAGCATTCTTAATCATAGACACAATATCTTCTAAGTCCCAACCATGAGCATAAATCTCACCATCAAAGTCTTCTACTTGTGGATGCAATCTAAGCAACAAAAGCAAATCTGGGATTAGTTCTTCTGGGACGTTGTAAATAGTATTCTCACGAGAATAAGCCGTGAAGTTAACTAAATCAGCATCTCTTGAAATCCTACAACGGACACCATCAAGTTTCGGTTGAGCATCAGCAGGGAACTTCAGATACTTTGCGTGACTAACCTTTGCAGCATCATGAGCAAGCTGTACACCTACCTTTTCAGTATTCTGTGCAGACTCTTTTGTGTAAGCATAACCTTTACGGTCAACTTGCTTTTTATACTTAGCAGCAACTTCAAAGAGAGCTTGCTGTTCAGCGTTACGCTCATTCTTTTTACCGATGTTTTTAGGTTCTGCTGTATACTCTTCAAACATCATCTTGCCATTTTCTTTACCATAGGTTGTAATAACTTTGTCACCTACAGCGACACATGACCAGACGTTAAAAGAGCCATCTTTATTTTGTTTGTATAGAATTGTCATTCAAATTACCTTAGCATGTGTGATTTTACTGGAATAAAGATACCAAATTGTGAGACTGCTAAATCAGATAGTGACATACACTGTTCAGGTAAGTACACAAAAACCCCTGTGTAGAAGTCTATAAAAGAACCATCATCTTGTTTGCAGGCTAGTTTTCCATAACCATAGTTGTACAACTTTAATGAACCATCATCATACTTTAAGTAGTTCTTGAACTGAACATTAAAAGCATATTCAGAGAACCTTGTGTACAGGTCATAAAGCAATCCAATACTGTCGTCGACTATTGCTACACCAAACTTTTTACAAACATCTACATAGTTTTTGTATAATTTATTATGATTTTCAGGTGTTGCAAAGTTTGTATACCAATGTTCTAAGATAGATAACTTAATTGGCTGATTTTTAGAATATTCTAATACCTTCATGTCATACCAAGATTTCCTAAGTCTGACATCATCTAGTCTTAAATTTTGCGACACTTCGCGGAAGTTTTTGATGATTATATTTCTGCGCCTATTGTCAATCATAATCAATCCTCTGAGTGATACCAAGTATTGCAAGCATTACATGCGTAAAGCTCTAAGTTATTTTTATCTGGTTTATGAAAACAGTTTGCTCCGCAGTGGCAACGAAACGGCTTTCCACCAACTGTCAGGATGAAGGATTGAACCTTTCCATCAGGAGTCCGTACAGCATTTTTATGCTTATCTTCTTTGTTCATTTTCTCTTACCACCAATCTCTACGTCAATAACTTGAACATCACCAGCAACATCAAACTTATGAATGATGTTTTCCACAGTGTAAGTCCAACCCTCAATGCGAACCAATTCACCTTCTCGCGGTACGATTGGGTTACGTTGGGCCACGGTTGCAGTGGAATAAACAACATCGTAGCAGTAGATATAGTGTACTAAAACTTGCATATTAGTCTCATCCATCAATAACAGTAGTGTGTGATTGACCATTTTTGCCATATCTATAAGATGTTGTTGTTTGAGAGTTTGGGCATCTGACAACAACAATATCCCTGCTTATAGCATCCCCATTGAGTTTGTAGATTTTGCAGTCTTGCATCTCTGGAGGGAGGCTGTAAGAGGCATCTTTGTTTTCATAAGATGGGTTACAGCCAGCCAGAAAAATTACTCCAAGTGCAACCATTGCTTTCACACAACTCTTAACCTTATTGTTCACGATAATCTACCTCTCTGTATGTTTTTAAATAGTGAGTGATGAGTTCTGGTAATTCACTACGTTTAACGTTTGAACGAAGAAGTGTCCAGTCAAAACCTTTACCAACCCTCCCCCAGAGACTGTACATTTTCTTCATAGCAACTCCAGAATATCAATACGTTCACCTTTGAGTACTCCAGTACGGTCTTTTGCAATCTTACCTTCAACAATAAGAATGTGTGCAGACCTTAAAGTGTCGCTGTTAAAGGTTTTTACGAACCTACTAAGCATGACTACAATGCACATCTCCTGAATCAGCTCTGGAGTATAGCAGTTATCATGAAGTTGCTGAATAACGTCTGCAAGTGTCATTTTTGATATCTCCAATATTCAATGTCTATAAGTTCTTGTGCAATGCTTTTAAGGTTACTTTTAAGGAAAACTTTCTCACCACCAGACAGGGAAGTATTATCAATTAGCCTGTTCATTCTCTCAAACAACTTCTGCTTACGGTTCTTGATAGTTTCCTTTGAAGCACCTTTCATCATTGCTGCATGGGTTCTTCCACGGTGGCTCATAAGCCCTCCTATACAAGATACAGCATAAGGTACTCTTCCCTGAGCACCTTGTCAACTTAGTTTTGCAAACTCTCCGTGGAGTTTTACAGCAGCTTCACAGTAAGCTTTATGGGCTTCTTCAGGGGTGTCAAATAAACCAAGTGATGTCCTTTTACCTCTGCATGTTATAGCTGCCCTCCACTTATTACAGTCTTTAAAGTAATGTACACCCTTGTAACCTGATTTATTAGTCGTCTGCTTTATTCTATTTTGTGCATTTCCGTATTTATCAGTCTCCCTAAGATTAGAAATGTGATTATTACTTCTGTTACCATCAATGTGGTCTATCATCTTAGTGGGTTTGTAACCATGTTCGAACCACCAAACGAGGTGATGAATTTTTATTACGACATCTTTGAATTTAAGTACTTTGTAACCGTAAGCATCAGCACCTCCTGCAATCTGCCCAGCTTTAGCTTGTCTATTCCTGTCATACTTGTTGTAGAAGACCCCTTTGTCGGGGTCGTAAATAAAATTATCCTTGTAATCTTGAAGTGTTAGTGTACGGCGTACCATGTCTTACCTACCTTACCAGTGCCTGTAACTAGCGTCTTACTCTTTAATCCAAGATTTTTTGATGCTTGACCATACATTCTATCAATAATTTCCTTAACATCAGGTACATCTTTGGTTGGAACCTCTAAAGAGACCTCATCGTGGTAACTACAGACCCACCTAGCACCAATAGCGGGCTTCCTACCATTTAGAACTGTAAGCTTGCGCTCTGTTAACTCTCTGTTAGCCAAGTTAATACCCTCATTCTGCACCTGCGCCTCACTGCCCATAAGTGTGTAATTCAATAACTTATGTGGAGATTTACACCATAACCACGCTCCAGCAACTTTGATATAACCACCTTTGGCAATTGCAGAAGTTTTTCCGAAAACCTCTTCAAGTGCTTTCTTAGTTGCTTTGAAGTCTTCCTCTAACCTGTCCAGAAGCTTTTTAATCTTAGGCAGACGCACAAAGTAAGTTTGTTTAGTCAATGCACCTTCTTCCGTAGATGATGCCTTGATAGTTTTTGCAAACTTCTCGTCTCCGGCTCCAAATAACAGGGCGTAGATACCATTCTTAGCCTTCTTACGGCCTTTTGTAATCTCGTGAAGAAGTTCCTCATCCTGTGTCTCCCTACAACGAACAATATCTTCTTCCTTGTTCAAACCAAAGTAAATACTGTTCAGTGTATGTGCATCAGTACCTGTGTAGACTTCATAGAGGTCATTCTCAGCATCATAACGCAGATACTTGTCAGTTTCTGGGTTAAGATACTTGTCAAGATGCTTGCAGTAGTATCTACCATCATCTTGCTTAGTGAACTCAACTGACTCTTTACCCTCAGTTACCGCTTTAGTGAAGTCTTCATCACCCATAAAGTTACAAAGAAGAACTAGCTGGGCTGAGTTTTGGTCTACGGAGATGATATCTGTACCATCTTCACAAGTCCACACCTCCCTCATAGGTGCTCCATAGACAGCAGCACCAGACGGCACGTTTACAATACCATATTGTGTCATACGTCCAGTTGAAGTACCAAATACCATTGCACCAGCACTAAGGCGACCATCAGGACGAATCTGGTTCAACCAACCTTTTTCATCATCCTTTGAGTTCTCAATAGTTCTGCGTCTGTGCATCAAAGTATAGTACTTAGCAATCTTCTGTCCAAGTTCACCTTCAATCGTATCATAAGATGATTCAGTAAGTTTTGGTGAAGTTCGGATTAAGCAAGGCTCAAGCAAATCTGTGTACTTCTTCACAGACCAGTTATGCTCAATGTACTGGACACCTTCGTGTTCAACATAACTTAACCCACACCGTTCAATCATTTCCTGCCACTTAGGATGTTTTGTAATCATCTTTTTATTGTCTTTGAAACGACAAACTTTGACAGGGCGACCGTCTGAGTCTTTCTTGTAGTTCCAGTCATCTGGAATCCAACCAACTGATTTCAAGTAGTCTTTTACAACTGCTACCTGAGTCATACGAGAAACTTCAAACTCAATTGGCGTATATGGTGCATCAATCAATCCTGTGTATCGACTTGACTCAAGTTCAAAGTGGTTAACAACGTGACTGTTATAGTACTTCACAGTTTTGACGGTTTTTACTGGCTTCCAGTCTTTGCATTTCTTACCAATCTTTGCATTCAACTCATTGCAAATTGCACGAGCATCCTTCATTGCTACAAAACCTTCCTTGTACTCTTCACCAGTTACAGAGTTTGTTGGTGTATAGCAATTTCTCTTTTCAATGTTAAAAATCTTTGTAGTTGGCTTACCAAATGGTTTTATTTCATAAGTCTGCATCTCGCCATTACGTACCTGCTGACGATACTTTGTCTTAGGGTACTTGGTAATTCTTTTCAGTCCATCTGCATGACCAAATGCTTCAACATACTCATTCCAAGCTTTTGCAAACTCTTCTCCAGTGACTTTACCTTTGGTCTTAATAGTTGGAGGTAGATGTGGTTCAACCTCTGAAGCAAGCTCATTAGTCAACTTGTCAAGTTCCTTTACATGGAACTCCATAAGCTCTTTATCAGCTTTCCAGCCATTGATAGCTTGTTGACTCATCCAAAAAGATGTTTCTTTAGCTCGCATGTAGGTTTCATAAGTATCTATGCCACACTTCTTAAGCTTGAGATATTCATTATCAAGTGCCCGTTTAGTTTTGGCGTTAATACGGATATCTTCTACAACACGAGTGAAGATTTCTGCATTCCACACACCCCAATGTTCAATCTCTGGTTTACGAACACCGACACGAGCACCCCATGCAGCCAAACCATGAGCACCTTTATAACCCTTTGGAGTTGGTCTATCCATCCACTGAACACGAGACTGGATAAGAGAGTCCTGAAAGAAATTACTCCACGGTTTACACTTTGGATTATCAAAGTTCCATAAATCAGGTGCAATGTGATTGAAAACCCACCAGTCATAACCGAGACCGTTGTGGATGCAAAGACGTTTTGCCTTTAACGCAAACTCAATACCTTCACGTAAGCCACCCTTGATGTACTTAGTGTACTTGTGACCGAGGATAGGCTCATCTGTAAAGACCCATACAGGTGGCTCTTCATCGTCAGATTTATAGTCTGCGAAAGCCATTACGTGCACTTTAGTGAACTCAAGGAGTAAACCATCAGTTTCTGTATCACCAACTAAATGTAAGTTTTTAAAATCTACGTTTTCCATTTTTACTCCCTCTAAAATCATTAACCTCATACATTACTGCAAAAAATTATAAAAAGCAAGTTGACAATGCGCTTGACAAGGTGTTAATCTTTGCGAAGTGGGTTTTTACTTAAAAGGTTACTTAACAGTTTAACTATACAGATACTTTAAAACTCTTAAAAGATTATTTAATAGCTTTTAAAAAGCTTTAAAGTATAACGTATAGAATACGTTAAGATAAAAGATTAAAACTTAATAGTTACTTAAAAGAGGCTTACATGCAGAAAATGTTTGTTCACCCAGACATAGCTGACTTTGTTAGAGCTTTGCAGAAGTTGGAAGAACTTGACATTGCTGCTCAACGGGAATATGCTCACCATCACAGGAGAATGGTTGATATACAACATGAAATAGAGTTGTCTGAAAACTATGAAGATGACTTAAAATGCTCTGTATTTGAGCATATGAAGGATGTTGCTACAGCGAGACGTAAAGCTAAAGACACAGTTGCTTTACTAGATTCTCTTAAAAAGAGGTTGCAAAGTGGTACAGACCTGTGTAATCTAGCGTCACTGATTAACGATGTTGAAACTTCTTGGGATAGACACTATTATCCACGTTCTGAAAAGACACTTGACTTTTCTTCATCCGAAAACTTAAAATGTTCTAGAAAGAAACTTAACCAACTGAGAGAGAAATAATATGAATATCGATGTAGAAAAGATGCTTGAAGAGAAAGGTGTTGATGAAGCATTCTTAATCAATGCCGTAGAAAGCATGGCTATGATTCTTCGTGGTAACAACTACACAGAACAGTTTATGCCTGCAAGCTATAACTTGCCTGAAGACAAGTCTGATAACGGTGCTTTTGCAGAACAGGTCAACATGATGTTAACAGACACTACACTTGCTCTGGCATCTATTGCGGTTGGTGTTGATGCACTTGCTGAGTTCATTTTTTATGAAATGCAAAAGAATGACTATATCAGGATGTCAGACGAAGATAAGGAACTGTTGCTGACTAAGGACACTGATTTCATTATTGATACGCTTATCTCATCAACGAGTGCTGTTATGGCTGTTCTTGAGAAGCGTATGGAAGAGAAACTTTCACGATATGAAAAACTTGATTGGGGCGTAGAAGAATTAAACCCACGAATCAAAGAGATTATCCAGCAAACTAAAGAGTCTTTGGAAGAAGCTGTTGAAAATGACTCTGTAGCTGACATTGAACCACTTCAGGTGAAAGTTGCACTGATGATTCCAGCTATCTCTACGATGATGAATATCGTTGCACTAATCCAACTGTCACAGATGATGGGTGTGAGTATTGAGTTCATTGAGGAAATGACTGGTGGCGTTAGTATGCAAGCAATCAATGATGTTTTGGTGAATATTGGTGCTTCAATCATTGAAGAGAAGCTACGCATTAACTTCGGTGATGATTTTGTGAAGCAAATCTCAGCTATGGCTGAAAAAGAGTATGCTGACCAAATGCACTAAGTCTTTATAAATCTTACAAGCCTCCTTAGTTGGGGGCTTTTTAGTAATTAAGGGAGATAAAATGAGTAATATTATTGCATTTACTGGAAAGGCACGTTCTGGAAAAGATACCTCATGTTCTATTGTGAAGAACATCTTAGAGGATGAGTATGGCTACAATGTTGCTGTAATGGCCTTTGCAGACAACCTTAAACTATCTGCATCAAAGATATTTGACTTGACTTGGAATGACCTGTACGGTGAAACTAAAGAGACTCCACAGGTTTTTGACTTATCATATCCTGAACTGATGTTTAAAGTTACGGAAGCTATGGAGTTCACCTTCAGGGATGAACGTTACCATATGGACTTCAAGCTTATGTCAGAGTTAACCGGACGATTAATCATGGAGCTTAAGAAGGTTGCTAAACCGACTCTATTGACACGTCTGGGGTTTAGTAAAAAGTATAAATTCTCATCAAGACAAATTCAACAGATTTGGGGTACTGAAGTTGTCCGTAAAGTAATGGGCGACAAGTTCTGGTCTAAAGACCTTGAAAAAAGAATGGTTAGATTCCATGAAATGTGCTCACTTAGAAATCAATATGGTTTTGTCTTAATCAGTGATTTAAGATTTGACTCTGAAGCTGAATGGCTGAGTAGATTTGCACACCAAACTATTGAAGTAAAAAGAGACAGTGTGGACAAAGTTTCATCACATGTTTCAGAAAATGGGATTTCTACAAAATATGAGCGTGACATTATTCATAATAATGGTACTCTTGCAGACCTTGAGAACAAGCTAAGAGCCATCATTAAAGTTTAAAAGAGAGAATGAAGATGAGAGTAAAAGACAATTTTAAAGTTATTGACCACCGTTTAGTGGAACTCTCATCTCTTTCCAATGAGGTAATGATTGAACGTCTTAAGAGAGTTGAATCACGAAGGAAAGAGATTGCAGATGAAATTCATGAACTGGACAAGATTGAAAATGGATTGAAGGCAGAACTACAACGAAGAGGTGCTAATGTCTAAAGGTCGTAAATTGAAAGAGGCTGGTCAGTTTATTGGTCATTGTGCATGTCCACGTTGTGGTTCATCAGATGCTGGTTCAATCTATCATCATGACGATGATTCTTATTCGATGACTTGCTTTAGTTGTAACAAAGGTTTCCCAGAGTGGGATTTTGATAAAGGACAAATCGTGAGCACTTATTCTACTGGTTCAGACAATAAAAACCGTACTTTCCGTGGAATGGATTTAGACGATGTAAAAGAAAACCTTGAAGCAATGGACTTGAAAGACAGGAAGATTCCTGCAAAAGTTCTTGAGCGTTTAGGTATTAAGGTTGACATTGACAGTGATGGTGAAATTGACGCGCATTTCTACCCAACTTACAAACGCAATGAAGATGGCAAGCTAGAGCATGTTGGCTACCGTGTTCGTCACCGTTACCCAGAAGACCATCCAAAAGAGCACCTACGAGGTAAGTTAAAAGACTTTTCTGGTGGTGTTGGAGACATTAAAGGTGAACTGGCAATGTTCGGTTCATGGATTGCTCCAGAAGGTGGTAACCGTCTATTCATCTGGGAAGGTGAGATGGAATGTGCGACAGCAATCTATATGACTTCTCTTGCGATTAAGGACAAATCTCGTCGTAAGAATTACTGTCATGTATCTGTTCCGTCAGGTGCAAACATCAAGTCTATCAAAGATAACTATCAGTACATCACATCATTTGATGAAATTTACTTGTGCTTTGATAACGATGAAGCAGGTGCTAAAGCTACCAAAGAGGCTGCTGGTATCTTACCTATTGAGAAGGTTCGTTTATTCCAGTATCCAGAGGGTGTAAAAGACCTTAACGAATGGTGGACAAAGTTCTATAAAGAGAAAGACACAGTTCTGGAAGGATTTAAGCAGCGTATCTACAACGCACCTCGTTATTGCCCTGCTGGTATCAAGAACTTTGCAGATGGTTTTGAGGCAATGAAGAATCGTGGTCAGATTCCATTGATTCCTTTCCCAGAATCATTCGGAGATTTGAACAGACTGACTTATGGCGGTTATGGTTTAGGTGAGATTACAACTCTGGCAGCACCCTCTTCAGTGGGTAAATCTGCATACACTCGTGAAATGATTTATACTGCTTGGAAAGATACCGATTACAATATTGGTGTAATTCCTGTAGAAGATACCTATGAAGAGTTGATGGAGATGCTCTGTGCAATCCACCTGAGCAAGCAGATTTCTGAGATTCCTTATGACGAACGTGATTGGGATGAATTGAAGAAGGCACACGCAGAACTGTCTAAAGGTCGTCGTATCCACATCGTTGACCATCAAGGGGCAATTGACCAAGATAACTTGCTGGAGTTTGTTGACTATCTTGTTAACAGCTTAGACTGTAAGATTATTATTCTTGACCCTATTACGTTGGCTCTGTCACGTTCAGATACGGATGAAGAGGAAGTTTTATCTGAGCTATTGCGTCGTTGCAAACGCTACCAGTATGCACAGGTGAACGTCTGTCACGTTCGTAAGAGTGCAGGTGGTCAGAAGGCTAACTCCGAAGGTGGAGATATCTCTGAAGAGGATATTAAAGGTTCTGGTGCGTATTTCCAGATTTCTATGAACAACATTCTGTTAATGCGTAACAAGGTTGACCCAGACCCTGTTAAGAAAAACTTGACAAAAATCAAGTTAACTAAATGCCGTCGTCACGGTAAGTCGACAGGTATTGCTGGTCATACTTGGTACAATCCAGATACAGGACGTCTCATTAAAGCCTCTGGTTGTGGAGTTGACATTGATGGCGCAGCAGAAAATATTCGCCAACAGTTTGGTATTGGTGAAGCTGAAGACCATTACGATGACTCTTTGCCACATTATGAGGATGAAGTATTTGACCGTGAGACTGGTGAAGTCTATACTGAAGAGCAGCGTCAAAGCTCAACGATTCCACCTGTATTAAGTGAGGATGTAGATGACTGCCCGTTCGAAACTGAGTGATAGCTATAAAAGAGAGGGGTTCATACCCTTCTTTGAAGAAAAAAGTTTAAATAAATTTCAGGAAGAGTGTTTGACAAAGGTTGATAGGTTCTATAGAATGCTCTACATGAAATGTGATGGTGGTGTCAAAGTAGAGAAAAAGTCCTGTCACAATACTGTCACAGTCATCATCACTATACCTGAACATAATATTGGTTGGCTGTTTGTAATAAAAGAAAATGTGTTTGAATATCAAGTATTTCGGAGAATATCATGAAACACTCTAAAGCATTTGAAAAAGTTTTTGGGGATTCCTTAAAAGCCACTGCTGGAAAACCAGCAAAATACTATGAAGAGAAGCGTGTAAGAACTGGAAAAACTGCACGTAAAGCAGCTTCTAAAGATAAGCACAACTTCCAGTAATTAATGTTTGACAATAGAGTATCAACAAATTAGAATTGGTACTCTTCATAAATTGAGATAGAGGTTTAAATAATGTCTAAAGTTGTTAAAATGAAAGCTCCGGTAGAGAAGTACAACGGTACTGAACGTCAAACTCTGCGTTACCTTCTGAAAGATGTCTGGTTTTATTACCTGAACACTTCACCACGTCCGGGAAAAGGCAAGTCCATTGATAAGAAATTCCCAGGAAGAGATTGTAACTACAGCGTATCAATTCTGGCAGAAGACGGTAACAAACTGTTTAAAGAGTTTACTAAGTCTAAGAAAAATCCAGAAGGATGGGATAAAGTTACTACTGAAGCAGTTGATGCAGACGACTTCGAAGAGAAGTTTGGTTGTAAACCACCTTTTGAAGCAGACACTTACTACATCTTGAAAGTAAGTCGTGCAGCAGCTTATAAAGATGGTGCTGTATGGACAGCTAAACAGTCATTCCCTGTGATGCTGATTGAAGAAGTAAATGGTAAGCGTGTAGCTGTTAAACAGCCGATGAAGAAAATCAAAGCTCAAGCATCTGATAAACATGAAGATGACAAGAACTATGATGTAATTCATCCAGATATTGCAGTCGGTAACGGTTCTTTTGGTAGTGTGATTCTTTCTACTCACTTCTACACTTTTGAGAACAATGTTCTGACAAAACCTATTCAGGAACAGTTTATCATTGATACTCTTGTACCTTACACTGGTGGTAACGGTGCTAATGGTGAACCTGAACTGGATGAAGATGAACTGGCTATGCTTGGTCTTGATGGTGTTGAAGATAACGGTGAAATCACTGAAGAAGACGCAACAGACCATAAACCTTCGAATGATTCTGATGATGGTGATGATGAAGACTTGCCAGACCCAGATGACGAAGAAGATGAAGACTTCGATACAGAAGATTAATCTCTAAAAGTTACTTTAAAGCCCTGTACTTAGTATGGGGCTTTTTCATATGGAGAGCCATAATGGAGAAGTACACATTAACAAAACTTCCCGATTCAGTTACACATGTTTTTATTGACTCTGACAGTATTGCCTATAAAGGTGCTTGTGTAGTTGAGAAAGCAAAATATAAATACATCAATAAACTCACAGCAGAAGAATCTGAGCCATTTGATAATGCGAAAGATGCTGCAAGATGGTTAGCAGACCAGAGAATCCTTGTGGAAGAGCTTGGCCTGACATTTGATGAAGATGAATGGGAAAGGCAGACTTGGAAAGAAGCTAAGAGTGAAAAAGAAGCTATCATGGCTACTCAACAGGTGCTTCAGGAATGGCTTAAGATTGTTGGTAAAGAGAGAACTTGGGTAGGTTATTTAACAGAGAAAGGTGTGCATAAACATAAAGACATTAAAGGTCTTGAGCACCAATATCAAGGTAACCGTAAAGATGCTGTCACACCAACACACTTAGTTGCTTGTCGTGAGTATCTTCTGACAAGACCAGAGTTCAAACTAATTCTTGATGGATTTGAAGCCGATTCTATCGTTATTGCTAAAGCTGAAAAGATGGGTAAAAAGGCTGCCTTGATGAGTATTGATAAAGACCTTCGCCAAGCTGAAGGGACTTACTGCATTGATATGACCTATGAAAAGTCGCCTTTGATTTTCATTGCTGACAACAACGTAGGTGAAATTTGGGATTGCCCAATAAAATCAACACCAAAAGCTAAGAAGACAGTTGGTGTAGGTTTTAAATTCCTTTGTTATCAAGCTGTGGCTGGTGACAATGCTGATAATTATTTTGGTTTAAAGGGTGTTGGTAAGGCTACTGTAATGAAAGCCCTTGAAGGTAAAAATACTTATAAAGAGTGTCTTGATGCTATCTATGAACTTTATGCTAAGAAAGAGTCATACACTTATGTATCATGGGATGGTCAAACAATTACCAGAACACCTTTAGAGTTAATGCAGCAACACTTTTTCTTAGCTTATCAGGAAAGAAACAAGAAAGACGATTTCACTTTTGATAAGTATGGGTGGACACCAAATGTTAACTCAACAAACTCTTAAAGAATACCTGCACTATGACCCCGAAACAGGGGTCTTTACTTGGTTAGTTGGTAGAAGAGGTAAGGCCAAAGCTGGCTCAGTAGCAGGTCTTAAACACCATAGTGGTTATATCTATATAAAACTCTTCGGAAAAAGATATGCAGCACACAGACTGGCATTCTTGTATATGAAAGGCTACCTCCCAAAATTTGTTGACCACAAGAATGGTATCAGGCACGACAACTGGTTCGACAATTTGAGAGAGTGTAGCAGGTCAGACAACAACTGCAATGCAGTCAAAAGAAAAGATAATAAGTCTGGTGTGAAGGGTGTATATTACCACAAGCAAAGAGGTAGATGGGCTGCACAAGTCAAGCATAATAAAGTATGCTACCATCTAGGTTTATTTGACTCTATCACTGAGGCTGAATCAGTTGTCAAAAAGAAAAGAGAAGAACTACATAAAGAGTTTTCAAATCACGGAGAAGCTTATGAATGAAGATTAAAGGATTTGGCAATTGCCCTACCTACGGTCATTGGGTATCTTTATGTGGGGAAGTTGACCCCACTAAACATTTTGGCTTTGTCTATTTAGTGCACTGTAAGAAGACTGGACAATATTATATCGGAAAGAAACAGCTTAACAGTGTGACAAAAAGAAAAGTTGCTGGGAAGACTCGGAAGAAGGTAGTCACTAAGGAGAGTGATTGGATGACTTACGAAACCTCTTCTGAGTATATTAAAAAAGATATTGAAAGCTTTGGAAAAGAATCTTTTGATTTTTACATTATTCAAACCTACTACACAAAAGGTGGTCTAGTCTATGGTGAAGCAAACCTTCAACATAAATTCGATGTAATGACAAAAAGGATTGACTCGAAGCTCAGGCTCTTCTACAATGCCAATATTGCAGCAATTAAGTTTATTACTAAAGAAACTTATGAAGATGCTGAAAAAAGAATCCATAAGGTAATGAAAGCAAATTATGCTTGATAACTATTGAGAGAGAATAAAATGTTTAACAAAAGCAAAGCTGTGAGTCATGTAGCAAAAGTTGACAGCAAGATTGAAGAACTTGAGCGCATTCTTGCAAATGCTAGAGAGTCAATAATTAAAGAAGTTGAAGCTGTTGAATCTCAAATGCAACACCTAATGCTTAAACGTCAAGAGCTACGTGAGCATCTAGAATATATCGAAACACGAGAGCTAAAGGTTAACAGATATTTTAAGGAGCCAAAATGTTTAACTCAAGAGAATCAGTAAAAAACTGGAACCTTCGTTGTGGAAACACTCAAAAGCAACCTTACAGTAATGAGTATTGGGAATCTTTAAAATCTCAATCTCTGTGTATGCTTGAAGAAGCAAAAGAGCTTGTAAAAGCAATTGAAGAGAAAGACCCCATTGAGACACTGGATGCTCAGGCAGATTTACAATATGTTCTTGACGGTTTGATTTACCTGTCACAACATGACCATAACGGTGCTATGGAAGCTGTTTGCCATAATAATGACCTGAAGTACACAGATGACTATGAAGAAGCTTTAAAACGTCTTGCAGACATTGAAAAGCGTACTGGTCAAGAGTGTATTATTCGAATGTCAGTGGTTGATGGTAAAGAGTGGTATGCGATTGTCCGTGCAGCCGATGGGAAGATTATGAAGCAATCAAATCTCCCTAAAGTACAGCTTGGTGAATACATTGTAGAGCTTGAAAGCCAAGAACTTTTTGTGGTAGTATCTGAGACATGCGTTATCTGCAAAGGTATTGTAGGTAGCTTAAAGGATTTGGGTGTAGATGGTTTTGTAGAAGTTAATCCAATTACCTCTAAAGCAGATAAAGACTTCTGTAAAGAGAATGGACTATGGATTGCAGATATTGTCTACTATGATGGTGAGCAGTTCCATGTAACCTCATACCCGAAACTGAATTATGATGCTAATAACCTGAAGTGCTGGTTAAAAGGGGTTGGTTATAATGGATTCACAGAACATTAATAAAGAAGGTGTGGCTCAGAAGAGCCACTTCTCAAACTACAATATCTCTATGACGGTGTTTATGAATGACCCGTTACTTGAGAAGTATGGTGAGACTCCAGATACACTTCTGGATAATGAACAAGTTTTAAAAGCAGTCCTGTACAAATACGGGATTGATATTGAGAAAGAGTATTCTTTTGAAATCTGTCAACACAGGAATACTTTTGGTAAAGTTGTGATGGCTCCACTCTTCATGGGTGTAGAAAGAACTGACTATGGTTGGTTATATCTAAAAAGAAACTTGGAGAAATACCGTGTCTAAAGCAAAAAAGCTATCTTATGATGACATTATCTCAGGTGCTAAATTAGGTGTTGATAGTATCGGACAAGATGTTAAGCACGGGGACACAGTTATGTACTGTGACGACAGAAGAGGCAGAAGTGCAATCTTGTTTGGAAGAATTGTTTGCAATATGCGAGGCAATTACGTTGTTGCAGACATGGATGTGAATGTCACACAAAAACTTGAAACAATTATGGATGCTAGTACACCGTCATGGTTCCTAAATTGTATGCACGCCTCTTCAGTCACAAAAGTAAGTGATAAGTTTTACGATATGTGGCAGAATGAGCAAATTTTCAAGATTTAAACTAGGGAGCCTCTTCGGAGGCTCTTTTCATCTGTAGGATTCAAAAATGATTAAGACAATTAAAAAATCAAACGGTACAGTAGTAAGCTTTGACCCAGAAAGACTGAATAAGTGGGCATCATGGGCAGATAAGCGCGGAATCATCTGGTCAGAAGTCACTATGGAAGCCATGAAACGTGTCTATGAAGGTTGCACTACAAAAGAGATGCACCAAGCCATGATTGATGTTTGTGTTGATAAACAAACTCAAGAGTACTCAGATATGGCTGGACGGCTACTTCTGGGAATTATCTACAAAGAAGCCTTTGGAGGTTTTACTAAGGTTCCTACGCTGGTTACCTTCGTTAAAAATATGGAGAGAGCAGGACTTTGGGAGAAGATGGACTATTCTCAGGAAGAGCTTGAATACCTGCAAGGGTACATTGTGCACTCAAAAGATATCTCTTATGGTTATGCAGTCCTGAAACAGTTCAGAGACAAGTATGGTATCCGTGATATTAAAACGGGAAGACTTTTTGAGTCACCACAATTTATGTTTATGGGTATGGCTATGAAAGCCTTTGAGAAGCAACCAAAGCACCGTAGACTGCAAGATGTTATCAAGCTGTACACTTACCTATCTGACCTGAAGATTAACGCTCCTACACCTTATTTAAACGGTTTAAGAGCAACTAAATCAGGCTATGCGTCATGCTGTTTGATTAAGGCAAATGACACTGCCGAATCTCTCGGTATTGCTGCAAAGGTTGCTTATGACATGACTACAAAGCAAGCTGGTATCGGGATGCTGATGGAGACTCGCACTATTGGTGATGGTATCCGTCAAAACACGATTGAGCACATGGGTAAGCTGCCTTATTATAAGCTTGTACGTTCATCTGTAGAGGCAAACAAACAGAAGAGTCGTGGTGGTTCAGCTAATAACTTCTACACTGCTCTAGACCCGCAGATTGAAGATTTACTGCGTTTGAAGCACCCTACAACGGTTCCTTCTAAACGTATTAATGAGATGGACTACTCATTCGGCACAAACGATTATTTCTGGCAGTGTGTTCAGTATGATACGGATTGGTTGCTATTCTCTTACAAAGATGCACCAAAACTCTATGACATGTTCTACACAGCATCTGCTGATGAGTTTGCTATGGCAGTTGGTCACGCAGTACATTCAGGAGTTAAGCACAGACGAGTAAAGGCTCGTGAAATTGCCAAGCTGTTTATTCAACAGCGTTATGCTACAGGTCGTGTGTATCCATTCTTCACTAACAATGCGAACACACATACACCATTTAAAGAACCATTGAAGATGTCAAATCTTTGTATGGAAATTGTGTTGCCAGTGTATGGTTTTGAGAAAGAGACAGACCTTTACAGAGACGATGCTGTGAAAGAGGATGGTGAGGTGGCTCTTTGCTTCCTAGCTAGTTTGGTTGCAGGGAGAATTTCAGAAGATGAATACGCTGACGTTGCTTATTATGCTCTTGCAATGGTTGACTCCGTTATTGACCTTATGGATTATCCGTATCCGTCGATGCGTAACCATGTTCAGAAGCGTCGTTCTGTTGGGATTGGCCTTACAAATGTGGCTCATTACCTTGCGAAGAACTACGTGAACTACTCTTCACGAGCAGGTAAAACGAAACTTCATGAACTGGCAGAGATGCACTCTTACTATCTGCATGAAGCCTCTCTGAGACTTGCTAAAGAGCGTGGCGTTCCAGAATACATGAAGTTCACTAAGTATCCTGAAGGCTGGGTTCCTCCAAAGACAGCTAACAAGAAGATTGATGAAAAGCATGATGCAAAACTACGATATGATTGGGATGACTTAGCACAACGTATCAAAGAAAATGGTGGAATCCGAAACTCTGTATTAGAAGCTTACATGCCTAATGAGAGTTCTTCACTGGCAACCAATACGACAAATGGCTTGTATCCAATTCGTGACTTTATTTTAACTAAAAAGTCTGCAACTGGTAACGTACTGTTTATTGTTCCAGATTATGAAGAGTTGAAGTATGTATATGAAATTGCTTGGGGTATTGACACCTTTGATATGATTGATTGTTATGCAATTGTTCAAAAGTTCACTGGTCAAGCTATCTCTTCAGACTTCTATGTTGACTATGCAAAGTCTAAGAAGGTATCATTGGCTCAAGCTCTGAAGTACATGATTTATGCCAACTCGGTAGGTATGAAAACCATGTACTATCTGAACAGCCGTATCGGTGTAGGTAAATCTGCACTGCAAGATGCTTATTGCGAGGGTTGTGGTGTTTAGTTTTAACAACTATGAGGGTCGTAAAAGACCCTCTAAAAATAACTTTGGAGAGAGTATGAAGGACTTAATAGCAAATCATGAGTGGCCAATTTATCTGCTCTACAAACCTCGGAAAACGTTGTACTATGTAAGTAGTACAGATATGATGATAAAACAAAATGATGACTCATGGGTCGATGGTGTGTCATACATCTCTACAGCAGATGGTAAAATCTATGCAAGACCATATGAGATGTTCAATGAAGAAAATTGGGAAGTTCTAGACCGAAAACAAGCCTTAGAAATGATAAAGAAAGGAGAAATCACACTATGATTAACCAACACCCAATCTTTTTAGGTGGTGAGAGAAAGACATTTGACTCACTTAATAAACACTACCCAAAAATCTTTGAGCTTTATAAACAACAAAAAGCACAAGATTGGTCAGAAGATGAGTTCCCTTTTGAACAATCACGTCTTGATTTTGAGAGTGTCCCAGCATCAATGTCAGGTGTAATGCTTGAGATTCTTAAGTGGCAGTGGGAAGCAGATACCCAAGTTGCTAAGAGCTTGGCATTCGCCTTTGCACCATTCATCTCTGATGACATCTATGCAACTGCAATTATGAAGCAGTCTGAGATTGAAAACCTACATGCTCTTACTTACTCAGAGATTGTAAGGCAATGTATTAAAAACCCTGAAACAATCTTAGATGAGATTAACCAGAATGTTGCTGTGCAAGACCGATTAAAAACTGTGAATCGTGTTCTTGAAGAATTACTGGATGAAGGCATAAACTATCGTCTCAGTTATGTGCGTGACTCACTTCTGGACAAAGACCCATTACACTTCCATAAAGTGATTCTAAAAGGTCTATTTGCAGTGACTGCACTTGAAGGTATTTCCTTCATGGCATCCTTTGCATGTACCTTTGCACTTGATGCTCAGGATAAATTTCAGGGTATTGCTCAAGCTGTCCAGAAAATTATGCTTGATGAAATCCTTCACACCAAGATTGATATTGAAGTTTTAAAAGAAACTTTAAGAGATGATGAGTGGCAGAAAGCTTTTCAACAAATTCTTCCAGAGATTAAAGTAATCTTAGATGAAGTAGTTGAAAGTGAAGAGAAATGGTCGTATTATATCTTCTCCGAAGGACGTGCTGTAGTTGGATTAAATACAAAACTTCTTCATGAGTGGGTTTACTATAATGCTGCCCCACTGTATGATATGTTTGGCATTCCCAGAGATTTTGTAGCTCCTAAAGAACCACCTTTGAAGTATATGATTAAGAAGATGGAAATTGATAAAGAGCAGAATGCTAATCAGGAGCAACAGAACGGTGCGTACCTGTTGAATACTGTTGTAGATGATTTGAATAGTGGATTTTTAGAGGTTCCTTAATGACTTATGTGATTTACTCCAAAACTGGATGCCCTCAGTGTGAGACTGCAAAGAATTTTGCAAAAGCTCGTGGTATTGACCATGTTGTGAGAATGTTAGGGCAGGACTATGAACTGTCAGACCTGATGGATATTGCACAGATGCCAGTTCGTCAGATGCCATTCATCATGAAAACTGATGGACAAAACCTAAAACCTGTTGGGACGCTACAGAATTTTATGGCAGAGGTGAATAATGCTTAAACGCATTTGGGAAGGTTTGGTTGTCGATGCACCAGCTATTGTGATTGGTATGCTGATTGTTAACCTATTTACTGATTTTGAACAAGGTTCATTGTTTGGGGCCATGTTACTATGGGTTATCTTTGAAATATTAGAGATACAGCTAGGCATCACTGAAAAACTGAGAAAACTCGTTTCTAAGTTTTCTAAAAAGATTTAAAATGAAAGGGTCTCTTCGGAGACCTTTTTAGCATGTAAAGGGGCAATAATGAACAAAGTACAGATTATTAAAAAGAATGGCTCACTTGAAGAACCTGATATCAAAAAAGTTTTAGCAGCAGTCACAAAGTCAGCTAACAGAGTTGGTTATAAAGAGCTTCCACCAGATGTTACTCAAGCTCTTGAGTCAGCATTTATGAGGATTCTGGTAAAGTCCACTAAGCAGAATAATTTGCTAATTTCGGTAAATGATATTCACAGTATTGTTGAGGGTGCTTTGGCAGAAGTCAATCACGAGATTTATGAGTCTTACTCAACATATAGAAATTACCGTAAAGAGGTTGCTCAAAATTGGGATGAACTCTACCAGAAGACTAAAGATACACTCTTCTTAGGTGACCGTGAAAATGCTAACTTTGACAGCAGTTTAATTTCTACGAAAGGTTCAATTATCCGTGGTTACCTGACTAAAGAAATCTTTAAACAGTATCATCTAACACCAGAGGAACTTGAAGCCATTGAGAAAGGCTTTATCTATATCCATGATTTAAGAGACCTGATTTTTGGTGGTATTAACTGTTGCCTGTTTGACATTGGTAAAGTCCTGAAAGGTGGCTTTGAAATGTCCGGCATTGAGTACTGTGAACCTAAATCTGTACTGTCAGCGTTGCAGGTTATTGGTGACGTAGTACTTTCAGCAACTGCACAGCAATTTGGTGGTTTTACTTTAGCAGAGATTGATAAGGTACTTGTACCGTATGCTAAGAAGTCTCTACGCTATCATGCTGAGAAAGCATCATCTTATGGTATTCCTAAAGAGCATTACCACAATTATGTAATGGAGCAGTTACAAATTGAATTAACTCAAGGTTTTCAGTCACTTGAAATGAAACTGAACACTGTACCTTGTAGCCGTGGTGATTTCGCATTCACAACTTTAACATTTGGTTTACTTGACTCAGACATGTCTAATGAAGACAACCGGCTACAATACATGATTGCAAACACCATTCTTGATGTTCGCATGAATGGACAAGGTAAGAGTAAGAAGCCTGTTGTATTCCCTAAACTGGTTTATATTCATGACCAGAAGAGACACGATGAGAATATCTGTCAAGGCCAACTGTACAGTAAAGCTATTGAGTGTTGCTCTAAAGCAATGTATCCAGATTTCTTAAGCGTATCTGGTCATGGTGCTGTAGCAGAGGCTTTTGAGCGTTCTGGCAAGGTAATTTCACCGATGGGTTGCAGAGCTTTCTTATCCCCATATCTTAACGAGAATGGAGAAGAGTTCTACGTTGGTCGTGCTAACATTGGTGCTGTGTCTTTGAACTTACCAATGATTTACCAGTATTCTAAAGAGAATGGTTTAGATTTCTGGAAAGAGCTTGACAAGTACCTAGAGATGATTCGCAGCTTCCACAAGAAACGCTACGAAATGATTGCTAATATGCCAGCAAGCTCTAACCCTCTTGCATTCACACAAGGTGGTCTGTACAAAGGGACCAAGAAACCTACTGACAAGGTTGGTTGGGATATCGTGAAGTCTTTCACAGCTTCTTTTGGGGTTACTGCGCTTGATGAGTTATCTGTTCTTGCTGAAGGTAAACGGCTGCATGAAGTTGGGAGCTATAGTTTTGCATACGATGTTCTGGCATACATTAACATGAAAACTGAAGAGTTTAAAAATGAAGATGGCTTCTTATATGCTGTCTATGGTACTCCAGCAGAATCACTTTGTGGAACTCAGCTAAAACAGTTCAGAGAAATGTTTGGTGTTATCAAAGGTGTTTCTGACAAGGAATACTTTACAAACAGTTTCCATATGAATGTTGCAGCAGACATCTCACCATTTGAGAAGCAGGACTTAGAAGAGCCATTCTTCCATATCTGTAGAGGTGGCAGAATCCAGTATGTCAGGGTAGCTAACCCAGAAAACTTACCAGCACTTAAAAGCTGTATTACCAGAGGGATGTTGAAAGGTTTCTATCAGGGACTTAACTTTGACTTAGCAATCTGTGAACATTGTGGTAACAGACCAAAATCAGATGTTGAAGAGTGTGAAGTTTGTCACTCACATGATATCTCTGTGATTAACAGGGTGTGTGGTTATCTTGGATGGACTAAGATTAAAGGTGAATCACGAATGAATGATGCAAAAATCGCTGAGATTCGTGACAGAGTTTCTATGTAAAACTTGACATGGTGGTGTGAGTCTTGATAGGCTTACATCACCTTTTTTATTGGATGTTAGATATGGCAGAGAGTATTATTGGGTTGTTCATAGGTTCTGTCTTACTAGGGTTCTTTTTAGGACTCTCTTATTGTGAATTAAGAGGCAAGTTAAAATGTTTAAAATATCAAAAGCGTTGATATACATTCTCCACATTCTAATCTTCTTCTTTGGGGTTAGTGTTATGGTATGGGGTTTTTCAGACCCACAATGGAGTTTCGCATATCAGGGTCAGATGGATTTATGGTCATGCTTCAAACCATTTTTAGGGTTAGTCATAGCATTCAGTGCATTGCCAACTAAGGTGAAATTATGATTAAGTTGAACAAAAAACAGTTAGAGTGGATTAAAGATTATGCCTCAGAGTGTGGCTCTTGCGAAAAGAATCACGTAAGATATTCAACATTCCATACGACCTTCACATTGTACCTCAGCGACAACGTTCTAAGTGATTCCGTAGAAGATGGTGTAGCGTTACCTAATGAATTGCTTGACAAATTAGCTGTAGTCTCTGGAACTTGGTCTGAAGAAGACGGTCATGAATTATCTAACGATGTTGTCTTCTACACTCTTGAAAACATTATGAATCCAGAGTACATTATACTAATGACTTGTGCACAAGATTGTGTGCCATTACAAAACTTCATTAAAGAACACTGCGAAGAATTTATTACTAAACAGGTTCCTTGTCAGGTGGTGTTTGAATGAGTAAAACAATTCGAAGAAAAGGTTTAAAGAACGTTCATGGACTCTATGAGTGGAGAAATGAGGTACGTAACAGAGAAAATGCTTCAGATGTCTACTTCCATTCTGATATGATGTCCAGAAAAGGTGGCTCTTACGACTTCACAAGCCAGCCTTGTAGAGAGATTAAGAAGGCCACTAAACGTCTTACAAGAACACAAATAAGGCAGCTTTCTAAGACATCCTTCTTAGATGAAGATTTTGATATTGATAGCAAGTCTCCAAAGAAAGCCGCTAAGAACACTTATATGTATTGGTGAGGTAACTAGATGAATTACATGGAGATTCGACCATTTGACACAGCTAATGGTGAAGGGGTTCGTGTAAGCCTCTTCGTAGCTGGTTGTAAGCATCACTGTGAAGGTTGCTTTAATAAGGAATCTTGGAAGTTTAATGCTGGTAAAGAGTTCACTTATGCAAACCTTTATGGCATCATTAAGTTAATGGATGATAATGCCATCAGTGGGCTGTCAATACTTGGTGGAGAACCTCTGGATGATAGAAACATTCAAGAGGTTACCAACATATGCAAACGTATTAAAACCGTTTACCCAGAAAAATCTATCTGGCTCTGGACAGGTTTTCAGTTACATGAAAAAATTCACCTTGATGTGATGAAATATGTTGACGTGGTGATTGATGGTAAGTATGATTCATCTAAACCAACAGTTAAACCGTATCGTGGTTCAGATAACCAAAACCTCTGGAGAAAAGAGTACGGATGGCAAGGTGATTGTCAGTGGAGAGCAGAGTGATTATTCTGGCAAATGGACTAAGGTATAACTCCAATTGGTATCACTGAAGAAGAACTTCATAAGTTCTGTATTAAACTTTAATGAGAGAGACTAAAAATGGGAATTTTAGGTAATATGAAAGCTGGATTCTTGAAGGCACTGGAAAAAGCAGCAGCAATTGTTTCTATGACTGGAAAGCAGGTCGGTGTAGATGCTTCAGCGGTTGCACAGGTTCTTGCAAGCCAAATTGAACAGCAGCCTTACATCTACGTAGGACGTGGTAAAGGTGGTAAGAAACAAGCCCACCGCCAATCTGGTGCAGCAGCTATTAAACGAGCAGCTAAGAAAGCTCGTAACCGTAACCGTAAACGTAACAAGAAGGTTAAATAACCATGAGCAAAGTTTATAACACTCGTAAATTACAGATTTTCGTACTGTGCCAGTTTATGGCTAAAGAATACAACTTCTACTATTGTGGTACAGGTTTTATTAGCGATGATGATGGCTCATACCTCCCATTCAAAGAAGCTGTAAAACTCTTTAATGAAGAGAAAAGCTCTAAGAAAGATATTGAAAAGGTTAAGCTAACCTACAGCAAGAAAGATAAGAAGATTATCTGCCTAGATAACTTTGTGAAAGTTACTGGAGAAGCAAAAGAGTTTATGGATGAGAGTGATATTTCATTCACAAGCATCTTGAAAGTAGCTCAGTAAACAGATACTATAAGGGGACTGTAAAGGTTCCCTTTTTATTTTGGAGGTAAAATGTATCTGTCAAACCTGAAACGTTCGGTTGCAATGTCAGTTCTAAGACTCAGCTTTGATGAGCGTCAAGAGTTTATAGACTCCCACAAATATGACCCTTCAAATTCTAATCACATGGTTCTTTGGAATCGTGATAACTTCCGTGAAAGAGCACTTGTCCGTTATTACCCACACTACACAATAGATAACCTGTATGAATGGTGTGTTGTGAAGAACACCATTGCAACACTGAACAATCTTTGCAGGTATACGGGTAAGCAAACATTTACATTAGGTCATCACAAACCTGTTACAAAAGGTGGTGAACATCACTGTGCAAACTGGTTTATCCAAACTAAAACTGATAACCAGAAGCAAGGAGATAGCCTCCTAAGTATCCCTAAGATGACCTATGAAGAGCAAGAGAAATATATCAAAAATAATATGCCAGATGTGCTTGACAACAACTATACAGATTTGGCAATATCTCTCCTGTTGAAGTTCGAGACAGTTTATAGGGCAACTTATAATGGCTAAAGAAAAGTGGGAGATTTTACCATTAGTCAGTGAAGGAGGTAATGGTTGTGAAATGTACATGATACGTGGTCATGTTCCAGAGCCAATTGCACTTGAGATGGTAAACAACTTTACAGATGGTTCTTACAAAGACTTAGGCGAACCAACTGTCAAGCAACAATGGGTTAAACCTGTACCAGACAGCACAGGTAACTGTAGTGTACTTTATCACGTTGTAGACCCTGCAAAATGCAAATCTGCAATGGCAGTAACAAACGTAACTTTTGATTGAGAGAGAAAACTATGAAAACATCTATCCGTGTTACAGTTCATTCACCAACTAAAGGAACTCATGAAGAAGAGTTTAACATCATCCAATTTCCTTCTGGTGAGATTGGTGGACACTTTTCTCCAGAGTTTGTTGATTTCACTGCTTATGCAGCATCATCCATCAACAATGTGATTATGATTGTAAAAGGTTATGATAAGGATACATTGTTTGCTGTGGCACTTGCTAAAGAAGCAATTGATGATTTAATTCCTCATGATTATGCTTTAAAGACTGTCATCTTTTACTACTTACCAAATGCACGTTATGACCGTCACATGTTTAAAGGCGACGCAGCAGCTTTAAAGGTTTTTGCTAAACAGGTAAATGCAATGGGATTTGGTGCAGTCTGTGCAGTTGACCCTCACAGTTACGTTCCAGATAACCTGTTTAACTGCTTCCAGAGTATTCCTCAAAAGGAGATTGCAGTTCACTACGCAAATGACCCACTGATTGATTACTTAGTAGCCCCAGATGCAGGTGCTGCTAAGAAGATTGCAGAGACTGCTAAAGAGGTGGATAAACCATACATCACAATGTCTAAGGTGCGAAATCTTAAGACTGGAGAAATCACTGGTATGCGAATCCTTGACGATGTTGATTTGACCGATAAAACCGTCATGATTCTTGATGATATCTGTGATGGTGGTCGAACCTTCGTAGAGGCAGCTAAACACCTACGTGAAGCAGGTGCAAAACGTGTTGAGCTTTATGTAACACATGGTATCTTCTCTAAAGGTGTTGAAAACCTTCTTGACAACGGTATCGACCATATTTACACTACAAACTCTTTAGGCGAAGCTAAAGACCGTGGCTTAACACATTATGGTCAAGTTACTGTAGCAAATTTGGATTAGGTATTAAAATGGATAAGGGTTACTTCGAAAAATACCTAATATACGAACCAGATACAGGTTTACTGATTTGGAAAGTAACCCTTTGCAATACCGCTATTGCTGGTAATGTTGCTGGCACAAGGTCTAAGAAGGGTTATATCCAAGTTCAGATAAATAAGAAGAGGTACTATGCGCATAATATCGCATGGATTCTATCTGGAGGTGATATACCAAGTGGATATGAGATAGACCACATAGACCTTGACAAAACAAATAATAGGCTGGAAAACTTAAGACTGAGTACAAAGTCACAAAACCAAAGGAATAGAGGTCTACAAAAGAACAATAAAACTGGCGTGAAGGGCGTAAGTGTGTGTCCACAGACAGGTCTTTATAAGGCAAGGGTGATGCTTTATCATAAAGAATACTTTTGCGGAAGATTTAAAACGCTAGAAGAAGCTAAAGAAGCTGTAATTAGAAAACGAATAGAACTTCATGGTAAGTTTGCAAGACATAACTAATAGAGAGAGACATTAATATGAGTAAATCACTTTACGCAGTACCAGCAGGTCTTAATGCAGATGCTTACAAGTCATCACATATATATCAGTATCCAGATGCTACACAGTATCTTATGCTAAACCTGACACCACGTAGCGACAAATGGTTTAACAGCCCCTTAGCAATTGACGGTGTAGTGGCTTTTGGTATTCAACGTTTTGTTAAAGATTACTTGATAGACCACTGGAATGCCACTTTCTTTGAACGTGATAAAAAAGAAGCCATTGATGAAATCTTAGAAGTCATGAATGGTGTTCTGGGTAAAGATGCTATCGGTCGAGAGCATTGGGAAGCACTTCACGACTTAGGTTATCTACCAGTTGAAGTATACGCTGTAGAAGAAGGCACAGTTGTTCCAATGCGTGTCCCGATGATTGTCTTTCAGAACACTGTTTCAGGTTTTCATTGGGTAGCAGGTTATCTGGAAGATGCTTTCTCTGCTGAAATTTGGAAGGCTTGCACCATTGCAACTATTGCATTGCATTACAAACGCATCTGTAAGAAGTGGGCTGACCTTACTTGTGACAATGACTTACATTTACCTTATCAGTGCCATGATTTTGCTATGCGTGGTATGTCCGGCTTTACTGATGACGCATTTAACGCTGTAGGTCACTTAACCAGCTTTAAAGGGACTGATAGCTTCCCTGCTGTATACACGGCTAAACGAATCTATGGACAGTCCTACCCAATCTCTGATATTGGTAGTTCTGTACCAGCCACTGAGCACTCTGTAATGTGTGCAAACATTGCTTGGGAAGGTGGTAATGAGTTGATTGAAGAAGAAAGACGCTTTAAAGGTGAGTTACAAACCTTCCGTCGTTTCTTAACAGAAACTTACCCAACAGGTATTGCAAGCATTGTTTCAGATACTTATAACTTCTGGAGAACTGTGTCAGAAATCTTACCAGCACTTCGTAAAGAAATTATGGAACGTGATGGCAAACTGGTAATTCGCCCTGACTCTGGAGACCCTGTACATATTGTCACAGGTTATAAAGCAATCCACTTAGAATGTGCTAAGAAGGCTTATTACGAGCACCTAAGCAAGCTGGAAGCCAGTGACACAATGTTGAATGCTGTTCTGAACATGAAGCTTGAGAACATCAACTATGGTATTGCTGGATGGCTACTGTCAGAAGGCTACGAGATGGTTGTTGACAGAGAAGACTTTGAAGTTGCTGATACAGTGATGTTGAAAAATGCTTATATGGTTGGTTCTGCAAACGTTGTAACACGTCCTGTAGCTGAGATTGATGGAGCTATTAAGACACTGTACAACATCTTTGGGGGAACTATTAACTCTAAAGGCTTTAAAGTACTGGATGAGCATATTGGACTTATTTATGGCGACTCTATCACGTTGGAACGTGCAAATGAAATACTGAAGCGTTTGTATGAAATGGGTTTTGCAAGCTCTAACGTAGTGTTTGGTGTAGGTTCTTACACTTACCAGTACATGACTCGTGACACCTTTGCATTTGCTGTCAAAGCAACTCTTGCAAGCATTGGTGGTAAAGAGATTATGCTTGCAAAAGACCCTAAAACAGATAGTGGTGTTAAGAAGTCTGCTTTTGGTGGTGTAGCACCTATGTGGGATGGTGAAAATCTGAAAGCTGTAGATGGCTATGGGTTCCAGAGCTTTGCAGATGCACTTGAACATCCAGCTTGTGCTTTACGTCTAGTCTTTAGCGACTCTGAGCAGTTCGGCTACACAACTCTTGGTGATATTCGAAATAATATTGACAAGCAGCTTTAAAAGTATATGATAAGAGGCTCCTACGGGAGCCTTTTTAATTTCTGGAGAAGATTATGAAAATCAAAGAGATGAACATCAACATCGTCTTAGAGGAACGTTGGGAGAACATCAAGAAACCTGAAAATGGTCATAAGTTCCTTAACAAAATTTTAGTAGCAGCTAAAGAAGAACTGACTGGTAAGATTGCAGCAGCAATCACAATAAAGGTCTGTGTAAAAGGTCTTCCAGACAATCACCAATTTGCACTTGACGAGTTTAAAGAAAGCTTCTACAATCCAAATAAACAGATGCTTGAAAGTAACTTTGCAGTATCTACAAGTATCGTCCATGACAGAAGCTTTATCCTTTACAAGAATATGAGAGGTGAGTCATGCAAGCATATTGGATAGAAATTTTACTGTCACTTGGTAGTGTAGCAGTTCTTGTTTATCTTCTTTGTAAGTACTTTGCAGAACACAAGAAGTGTGACTACTGTAACGGAGAAGGGTATACAAGAGCAGGTTGTTGCCCTATGTGTGGTGGTTCTGGTAAAATGTTTAATAAGTAATTTAACAGTAAACTAAGAGGAAAGTATTATGCGCATGGTAAATGACCACGCAGAAGTGATTAAGAGTTCAACTTCTTTAGAGACGTCTCAAGCACAGATTACAATGACACCTGAAATGTTCAGCCTTTTGAGTTCTGGTGTATATACCTTTAAAGAAAGGGCAGTGATTCGTGAACTGTCATGTAACGCAGTAGATGCTCAGAAAGAAGCTGGAAAAGAGAATATCCCGTTCCATGTGCATTTACCTACTCGTTTTGAACCTTACTTTGAAGTCCGTGATTTTGGAACTGGATTGACTCATGATAAAGTTATGAGTTTGTACCTAAACTACGGGGCTTCTACGAAGAATGACTCTAATGACTACATTGGTGCAATGGGTATCGGCTCAAAATCACCATTTGCAATTGCTCAGTCATTCACAGTGTCTAGCTATGTTGACGGTGTTGTTAATAAGTACTCTGTTTATCTTGAGAATGGTATCCCTCAAGTAACTAAACTGACCACTAACCCAACAAAAGAACCTAATGGTTTAGCTGTACGTGTGGCAGTTGCTGACCACCGTATTTCAAAGTTCTTTGAAGAGGCTGGTAATGTATACTCATACTTTGCTGTAAAACCAGAAAGTAATATTGAGTACGACGATGTATTAGCAGATATGAACGTCATTGCCCGTGAAGAAGGTGTTTATGATGCCATGATTCATAAGCACAGCTGGCGTTCTAGTGATAACAGGACAGAGTTTAATGTGGTGATGGGTAACATTGCCTACCCTGTTAATATGGAAGCATTACTTGGCGATGATTTCTTCAAAGTATTGCCAGAATTTTTCCGTAGGAGCGTAGACCTTGTAAACATCTACATGCCTATTGGTTCAGTTGCTATTGCAGCTTCTCGTGAAGCATTGCAGATGAATGATACGACAAAAAATGTCATCATTGAGGCTACCAAAAAGATAACTGAAGCCATTACAAAGGATGTTATCAAAAAGATTAACAATCAGCCCACACTCATGGATGCTGCACAGGCTTATGCTGAGTTACGTTTGAACTCACGAGAGATGTTTAATGCTGTGTGTCCAAAGCTAGAGTGGGGTGGTGTTAAGCTTGATTCTCTGGAAGAAGAATTACTAAACATTCGTCGTGGAATTATCTACGCAGAAGACGGCTCAGTCATTTATGAACGTGACGGTAAAGGTAATATTAAGGTTGATAGGAACGGGAACAATATACCTAAAGTAGATTATCTTTATGACCCAGTTGCTTATGTCAAGTTCAACTCTTTAGAGAGTAAGATTCGTGCAACATCGCTTTCCTACACTCAAGAGGCAAGTATGTTCAATATCTTTGGCGCAATGCGTAAAAGCCAAATTGAACAGTTTTTGTTTGTTATAAATGACCGTCGCAATAAAAACGGTACTGAGAAGACTGTAGGACGCAATCAAATCTTGCGTGGTGCATGTCGAGACTATGCCAGTGAGTCTAGTCTGTTTCACAGATACAATGGTATTGTCTTTGTATTCTCGACTGAAAAAGAGTTAGACGACCTAATCAATCTGCACAAACTTGATAAAAGCTTGTTAAAGATTGTGAAGATGTCTGATAAGGAACACCATTATCAGCGTAAAGAAGCTGTAAGAGGTGTTGTAAAACTCTGGAAAGCTGTTCCAGCAGAAGGTGTAGCTTCCTATAAAGAGGTTTCAGAGGACTTTGATACAATTGAAGAACCTCAGCTTTACATTAAGGCAGTTGGTGACACAGTTGATGGCGAATGTTTTTGCTCATCTCCAGAAGATGTAGCTAAGTCAGTTGCTAATGTTACAGGTAAGACAGTCTATGTTTTCCGAAAAGCAAATTGGAAAAAGATACCAGAAGACTGGATTGAAGTAGATGAGAAGCTCTTGAACGACAGCTTAACTGATGTTCATTGGATTAATCATAACAGGTATATGACACGTATCTATATGAATGGTGTCCTCGACCTTACAAGCAGTTGGATTATTGCCAGAAACTTTACGTTCAATAACAGGAAGATTTCTCGTGGCTATTGTTATTCACGGGATACAAACAAAACTATCTTCTTAGAAGGCAATGAAGATGCTGTAGAGGCAATGTTTGGTAAAATCCAATACGTTGCTGCACCGTTTGCATATACTTACACTATTAGTAGGTTGCAAACTTTGAAAGACTGCCTTGACAATGATACAAAGCTGTACAAGAAAATTAAGAAAGCTGGTGACCGTATGGTCATTAAGGTGACAAACTACCTTTCAAAAAGAAAACAAGAAAACTTCTTGCTTTCTCATTTAGATTGGAATAAAGTGTCACCCATCGAAGTGAGTAAGTTCTTAGGCTTTGATGTGAAGTGTGTTCCAGAAGGGACTACAATTTACGATTAAAGTGTTTGACAAGGGGCTTTGAAGCCCCTTAGAATAGCATTACAAAATGATTTATTAACTAACAAGAGAGAGTAATAAGATGACTACTAAAACTAAAGCACAGATTGACGCAGAAATTTACGAACTGGTTAAAGAAGGTAAGCTGACTAAAACAGCTATCGCACAGAAGTTCAATACTTCAACCCGTTCAGTTGGTCGTGCTGTAGAGCGTCATGAAGCAACCTTAAAAGGTAAGAAAAAGGCAACTTCTAAGCCAGCTAAGAAGACCCTAAAGCAAGTTGCTAAGTCAGTTAAAAAGAAAACTGGCAAACCAGTTGAAAAGGTTGTTAAAGAGGCTGTACAGAAAGCTCCAGTAAATAAACTGCATGAAGCTATGCAGAAAGATGACAAGATTGAGTACATGATTACTGGTGACTCTGTAATTATGACTTACGGTTCAGAGTCTGAAATTGTTGAATCTACTCATCCGAACTATCAAGAGATTGTAGTTCATGTTGTGAAAGGTGAGTTTAAGAAAGCCTTTGAACTGATGAACATTCGTAAGTCTATCGAAAACTTCACTCAGGGCGCTATCACAATCAAAGGTGACAAGCTATTCTACGGTGCTGTTGAGATGCGTTCTACTCTGGTTGACCGTATTCTTCACATGATGAAGACTGGTGATAAAGGTTTTGAACGGCTTGTGATGTTCTTCGAAAAACTGATGGAAAACCCATCTAAAGATTCTGTAGAACAACTTTGGGGCTTTGTATCTCACCTTGATGTTGAAATTGATGAAGAAGGTTACATCATCGGTTGGAAGAAAGTCTCTACTCGTGAAGGCAAGCTGGTTGACTCCCACACCTACAAAGTGCCTAATGATTTGGGTAACATTGTAGAAATGCCACGTTGGATGGTTGATAACAACCGCAACGTAACTTGTTCTCAAGGTCTTCATGTTGGTGCTTGGGATTACGTTCGTTGCTTCTCAGGTGATACAATCCTGAAGGTTCGTGTCCATCCACGAGATGTTGTATCTGTTCCAACTGATTACAACGATATGAAGATGCGTTCATCCCGTTATGAAGTTGCAGCAATCGTTGATAATCAGCGTAAAGTGCTGAAAGCGTGGGATGGTAAGACTGAAGCTTTGCATGTCATCGTTGGCACTGCTGGTGAACTCATCTCTCAACGTAAACGTGAAATCTAATAAGTAATTTCTTAAAAGGCTGCTTCGGCGGCCTTTTTTATTTGTATTTTGTGCAGAGTGCTGTATAATTGTTGTCACGATAAACTAAACAGGAGAACCAATGAAGAAATTGATTCTAGGTTTGTGCTTAATGTTTACAGCACACTTATCTTATGCAGTTGACTGCCCAGAGCTATCAATTAGCCAAAAAGTGAACATGTTAAAAGCTTACCAGTATGGTGAGAATAACATGGGTAAAGGTTGGGGTATCACTCTAGCAGCTATAGCCTTACAAGAGTCAGAGTTAGGCCTGAAGGTAGAAAATAAAAAGACCCATGACTATGGTATCTTCCAGAATCACTTGAAGACTGTTGTAAAGCGTAACAAAATTAGTCCTAATGTTGCTAAAAAGAAACTCTTAAAAGATTTTGACTATGCCGCAAAAGAAACACATAAAGAGCTTGAGTTTTGGACGAAGGTACATGGTCACCCAAAGTCAAAGAAGACTTTACAAAAAGTTTTAGCATCATATAATGCTGGGTATTCGTACAGAATCCCTAAAGCTAAGAAATACTCTCAAGATGTCTATAACAATATGAAAGTTATCGCTCAATGTGAATTTGCAACAAACATTTCTAAGGTAAATCATGAAAAAATTAAGAAAGTCTGATGAAGTCCTGTGCCACGCTTATGACTTGCATCCTCATGAGTTAGGTCTTGATTCCTGTGTATGGACTCCAGAACAGTGCAGAGATTTTGAAGACACTGCAAGAGAGGTTGTATGTTCACTTGAAGAGTTCCACACATCAGAACCCATTGTGAACGTTGTGGACAAAGAGACTGGACAAACTATAGGTGTAAGGCGTGATAGTTTAGTGATAGTCAATAAAGACCTTGTAGAAAAAGGTAACCTCATCTTAGCAGATATTGATGGTGTTCTTACAAATTTTAATCACGAAGATTGCTCAACGGAATTGACTGATGGGTCATTCTCACAGTACACTAATCTTCTTGATTCTGTAAGAGCAAAACCAACATATGTTTTCAACATTATTGATGCAATTGCAAATCATGCAGCAGTTGGACTCTTGACAGCAAGAGGTGAATCTCAGAGAATACCTACTGAGATGTTTTTAAGGCACAATATAGAGCATGATTACTTGCTTTTTATGCGTGGTTTTGGAACTAACTCTATAAGTGCAGAAAGTTTGAAAGTGAGGATGATTCAGTCTTGCATTCTTCCTTACTTTAATATAGTATGCTTTATAGAAGATACAGAGAAGAATGTTCAGAAGGTAAACAGAATCCTTCCACACATTAAAACCATGTTAGTTAAACATTGAGAGAAGAACTTATGAACAATATCATTACGGTAGCACTGGACGATACGGCAAACAAATCTGAAGTAGTTCGTAAAATGATTCAAGGTAACTTTGAAGGTAAAATTTTCCGTGCTGTTAATGTAAAAGCTGATGGTAGCATTCGCGAATATCGTGCATTGTTGAACGTTAAGAAGCACGTAAAAGGTGTTGGTTCAACGACTGCACACAAAGAAAACCTGATGACTATCTATGATATGGGTAAGGCTTCAGAGTTAGGTGCTGAAGGTATCGTTAAAGAAGGTGCTCCGTATCGCTCTTTCAATCTGGAAACTACTCTTATGCTTTCCTTTACAAGTGGTTCCAAAACAATCACTTATCTCTTTACTGATGCTGCAACGGTATCTGCTATTAAGGATAGCACTGTCAAAGCTGGCGTAGTTGCTGCTGCAAAAGCTTCTTCGATGGCTGCGAATATCCTTGCTAAAGTCCTCGGTTAAGGTTAAGATACAGGCTCCTTCGGGAGCCTTTTTCATTTTAGGAGATTGTTAAATGACATTTAAAGAGTTCTGTCAAGCTACTTTCATAATTGTTTTCTTAGTTGGGACAGGTGTCTGGGGAGGATACTCTTACAGAGACTACCAAGTTGCTGAAACTGAGCTAAATAATGAGAAACTAATAAGTGTTGCCAAAGATGCTTATCAGGAAGGTTTAGCCACACTCAGCACCAATTACAAAAATGATTTGAAAGATGTGCTTGCTAAGAATAAGCACACAAAAGAGGTACTAACGTATGAAAAAACTAAGCCAGAGTTTTATAATGTTTGTGTTACTGATAATTATGTCAGGGTGTTCAACGAACAAAGTGAACAGTACATTCAAAAACTCCCAAGTAAGTGAGAGTGATAAGTACACTCAAGAAGATTCAAGATTTACTATCAAAGGTAATACTGGTAGTGATGTGTCAGCAGCCCTTGAGTTCTATCGTGATGGATTTTACCAGTGCACAATCAAAGCTAATAACCTTATTGATATGATTTTATTAGGAAATAAACAGCAATGACAGAGAATGAAGATACTTTTTACGTAGAAGGGTACTTACTGTTACCGAGACCAAAAGAAACTTATATGCGAATTGACTTCATACCAACCATTATGGATAATGTGATGTGTCATATCTTTATGCAGGGTGTCACAGCACAGCTTAAGCATGTTGGTAAAGACTGCAAAATAAAGGTTGACACTCATCCAGAAATCAAAGAGAATCACTACACATGGTTCTTACCAGACTCTAAAGAAATCTTAGCAGTTCTCAAAACGAGGAAGTAACTATGCAGATTAATGGAAGAGACTTTGTAGCCGTTTACTACGAGAAAGGTAAAGAAGTTGGCGTAGCGCAAGTATCTTATGGCAATGGTGGGTGGCTATATGGAACAATCGCAGTAGTTGGAATGAGAAGTGATACAAAAACTTTTAAAGATTGTGTTGACCTTCTTGAAGAATCCATTCAGAATCATTGGTGTCTGATATGGATGACTGACAACGAAGTGATAGAACGCTTCAAAAAGATTGATATCAACATTGACAGTATTGAGCATGTTGATTTATATGAGCTAACTGAGAAGGTAAATTATGAGAGTAATTCTAGCCAGAGATAAAAAGACACGGAAACTCATCCGGTCAGCAGTATTCATTGGAAGAAATGAAGTCATCCCGTTTACAGCAAACGATGTGATAGCCTACAGGAAAAACTTAGTATTTAGTGATTGCTTGCGTGGCTTCATCTCCCAACCATTGGAAGACTTTAAAAGCCGTTGTGGTAAAGGTATCATCATTCAAGAGGTAATTATCAATGGCTGACTTCTGCAAAGACTGTTCTATAGAAATGTTTGGACGTGATACAGGTGACTTAAAAGGTCTTATCACTGAGGATGACTTTAAAGCTGGCTACGCAATGCCAGTAATCTGTGAAGGTTGTGGGTGCATCTGGGTAGACCACGAAGGACAGCGTGTAAAACCTTCAGAAGATAAAGAGTCTTGGGAGAGATGTTAAATGGGTATTGTAAAAATAATCAATGGTGATATCTTTGCCGCATTTGATAAAGGTAAGTTTGACATCATCGGTCACGGTTGCAACTGTATGAATTTAATGGGTGCAGGTATCGCTGACAAGATTTCTAAACTTTACCCAAAAGCATATGAGACCGATACAGAAGTTTATCTATATGCAGGTGGTATAGGACACAAACCCTGTGAAAATTTACTGGGTAATTTCTCTGTAGCACGTTTAAAACAAGGTCGTATAGCTAACCTTTACACTCAGCTTAAGACTGGTAAAGATGCCCGATACAGTGCTTTAGAGTCATCTTTGAAACAGCTTAACAGATACTGTGAAGTTAATCAGTTGAAGAAAGTCGGGTTACCTATGATTGGTGCAGGTATCGGTGGGCTAGACCCTCAAGCCGTCACAGTTATCATTAATCAGGTGATGAAAAGTGTAGATGTTTATCTATATGTCTATGAAGGAGAGATGTACCACAAGTTACGCTCAGGTTGGAAGAACTACTGTGAACCAGAATACTTTGCAGGTGTAGTTGTGTTCACGGATAATGCAGTTACCCTCTTCAGACGAAGAAAAGGTAAGATACATCAAAGTAACCCTCCGGTTGAAAAGATGTCTCTAAGTAACGCTCTAGTTACCCACCTGTCAAAGAGCAATCACAGAATTGCTGTAACATTTGGTAGTGATGCAGAAGCTTATATCTATGCAAGAACTGATGAGGATATCGAGGCAATCTTCTCTTCACCAGAAGTTACCTTCTTAGACGCAAAGAACTAAGAAACTCTGTAGGATATTCACAATAGCCTAAGCCTTTCTTATCTGGTAAATTTTTCAGGTAAGGAGGGCTTTTTCATTTCAGAATTGTGCAGGTAGAGTTCTGTAGAGAAATCTGTAGAGAGAATTTTGAACTCCAAAGAGAAAATTCATTTTCAAACTGTGCAGGTAATCTCCAAAGAGCTTTTTCATTTTCAAAACGTGCAGACTCCGCTCAGGTCGGGCAAGAAAAATCATTTTAGAATTGTGCAGGTAGGTTTTTATAGACAGCCAGCCCAACACCTCTCCCCCTCTTACTCCCCCTCTCCCCAAAAGTCAATATAAAAATTTGTAGCGGATTGAAAAATAATTCTTGATTTGCGTTCTGTTTTGTGGTAGTCGTGCGCACCCGTTTCATTACAGTTTTGCCAAAAATATTTTTAAAATTTTTATTGACTCTTTGAACGTGGTTATCTAATATTTACATCAACGGGGAGGGAATGACCTTCCCCACTAAATAAAATCCTAAACTGGAGATTCAAAAATGGCATCAAGAAAAATTAAAGTTGGCGATGAGGTTAACATTAAGCACGAATACTCTTACAAAATGCTAACTATACGCTCTTATAAGGTTTATCAGGTGGAAGCTATCCACAAAGATAATACTTTTTCCTTAAAAGGGTATAGCGAACGTTTCCCTGCTGAACTCTTTGAGAAATGGAGCGCGAAATAATGCTTTACAGTCGTGAATTGATGGTTACAACTAACGTTAACACAAAGGTAAAACGTTTTTACATGCAAATTTGTGGCGTATGGTCCAGAATATCAGAAGCCGACTATTGCAACTATGTAGAAACGGCTATTAATTCTAATTGCTACCTTACAAGAAACACTAAGAAATTTACAAGGCAGACAGCGATTTACTACTACGACAAATAAAGTACTTTACAGGGGGCTTAAAAGCTGATATCTTAAGCCCCAGATAAAGAGCTTTACTAAATTAACCCTTAAACTAGGAGATTCAAAAATGGCTTATCGTGCACCTAAATTCATCAACAAAGACAACTTTCGCAACGCACTGGAGAAGTCACTTGATGAAAATTTTAAAGGTAACATTATCATTGTTCACGCATTCAATTTTAAGTATGATGTAAACGGGAATAGAATCAACCATTACACGGCAACCATGTTAGATGGTACTCTTTCAAGTGAAAAAGCCATTTTACATGCACTTGCTGGACGTGGTAAAAACCTGATAAAATGTGATAAGAGACGTTATCAGGGTGGCGCATATGGTTATGATGATGCTGTTTATCATCTTGAAAATATGGGCTATCAAGTAGAAAAAGCTGGAGCATCACAAATCATCGGCAGCGATGGTTATGTAACTATCTTCAAAATTAACAAATAAAGTACTTTACAAGGGGCTTATAGTTCGATAAAGTAAGCCCCAGATAAAG